AGCGTGATGTCGGCTAACCCTCCTGCACAGCGGGGGCGACGCACGAGGATGCCCCAGGAGCGGCGGTTGGCGAGGGGGTCCGCTATCTCCGGTCATCCGGGGGGCTGAACGCCCTGCGCAGGGCAGGCTGCGTGCCTCGCTACCAGGTCCTGACGGGGTGGCTAGCCCGGAAAAGGCGACTCCCGCCGGGGCGTAACCGGCGGGAGTCTATGCGCAGGAGGTGAGACTGCGCGACTATGGGCAGGTCACTCCCTCCCCCTCACTCCTTCGGCAGATAGTCGCGCAGTGGCGCCGCTTGCAGATCGGCTGCGCTCTGGCGGTTCTTCCCCGCCCACATTCCCAGGCCGGTGATGATCCCGGCGCTGGCGCCGCACCACATCCGCACCCGCGGGTCCAGCCCCGGCGTCGCCGCCAGCACCGCGAACACTACGCCGATGGGGACCATGGCCACCGCCAGGTTCGTGAGACGGCGGATCCACATCTCGAGGTGGAAGTCGCTCATCCCTTCACCGCCCTCACCACCGCGCGCGCGTCGTTCTCCAGCGCCCCGAGGTTCGCCCGGGCGAACGCCAGTGCCGCGCCCTTCGCCGCCTCCCTCTCCGCCGCGGTCCCCAGGCTCGCCAGATATGCCTTGACGTGTTTGTTGCCCAGGGAGCGCGTCGCGTACCCCTCCGGGGTCGGGATCGGCAATTCCGCCTCACTGGTCGCCTTGGCGAAGTAGGAGTGCCCTAGCATCAACAGCAGATTGCCCCAGAACTTGTTCACGACTCACACCTCCTCTTCGTATGCTCGCAGAAACGCCCGTGCTAGAGCGTCTACGTCTTCCTCAGCCGCCGCCGCGAACAGGCAGTGGGCGGGTTCGCTGGCCTGTAACGCGTTCGCCAACTTACATCCCGCGTAATAGGTTCTCTCGACCAGCACATGGCAGACCTCGTGACACGCCACCTTGCTCCGCGCTTTGTCCTGCGGACGGTAGGCGAAGTGCACCTCGCGAATGCAGTGATCGGCCGTCACCGTCGCCGGCGCGTGCAAGTTCTCATCCGGATGAAACGAGATCGTCCAACCGTCGTCTGTGACGAGTCGCTTCCACCACCTGAGAATCAGCCGCTCCATCGCGTGGCGGGTCACTTCACCTCCACATAGGTCTCCAGGAATATCTCCCGGTCGCAGGGGTACTGCTCGCCGCGAACGCCTTCCATCAAGAAGTCGCCCGCTTTGCCCCGCATGGTCCCCTCCATCGTCTCCACGGCGAAGGGTTCCAGCATCTCCTTGGCGCGCACGATCATGGGTCGCTTCTGATAGCGCCTCCACTCGGACACTTCACGCCTCCTTGGGCGCGAGCATTCTACTCGCCTCTATTGCCGCCAACTGCGCCTCCACCCATGCCCGCGTCTCTGCGTGGAGTTGCATCTTCGCCTTGTTTCGCGCGTACCAGGTGGCCACTTCCGGCAGTCCGTCCTTGCCCACAAACCCCTGCGCGCGTCCCGCCCCCATCCAATCGCAGACCATCTCTAAGCGCGCCGCGGACGACATGGGCAAAACCTTTACGCCCCCTTCGTCCTCCGGGAGCATCCACCACTGCCAATGGTGGTCTCCGCGCTTCTGGTGCAGCAGCCAGGCGAAGTCGAAAGCAGCATCGCCCGTGTCCGTCGGCTTGTAGTACCCCGTTGTGTCTCGCCGCGGTTTCCCGTAGAAGAACCGCGCGTAGGGCACCCATTCGCTTGGCAATAACTTGTGCCAGTCATGCACCAGGCCGCGCCAGATCAGGCCCCGCCGCCAACACTCCACCAGCACAAACCACTTGTGCCGAACGACGTATCGCAGATACCGCCAGTGCGCGCCCATCACGCCTCCTCGAAAAGCCCCTGAATTTTCCCCGCGCTCGTCCACTTCCGCCTCCGGCAGATCGCCACGCCTTTCCCGCCGCAGCACTCCAGCGACAGCCCGTTGCCCAGCGACAGCCCAACGTGCCGCGGCCACGCCTTCCCCGTCTTCGGCGACATGAACAACAGGCACCCCGCGCCCTCCTGCCCCAAGGCGAATTCGAGCGGGACCGCGCGACAGGCCGCCTTCTGCTGCTGTGAGCCGTCGGGCAGGTCTACCCCCGCCTCTCCGCAGACCGCCTTCGCAAATCCGCTGCAGTCCAGAGGCGAGCCCCACGCCGCGAGGTCTGCCAGCGTCTTGCCCGGCGGGCACTTCGCCCCGAGGAGATAGGGTATCCGACCAACAACCGCCGTGCCCAGTTCGATTGCCCGCGCTGCCCGCGTCATGTCACTTGCCTCCCGCTATCTCCGCCAGAGCATTCCGAAGGCGGCGGCCAGCACCAACCCGATCAGCCACCGAATCGCCGCCCACAGCCGGCCGATCTCGCGCCCGTGCGTCACGCATGGGCCAGTGTCGCTGAAACGCTCATCGAGTCGCCGGTTCAGGTCGGCGAAACCCGATCTCACCTCGGATGTCAACTCGCCCACCTGCCTCTCAATTTCGGTCATACCTGTCGCCTTTCACCCGGAAAACAGTCGCCAAAAGTTGCCCAGAAAGTTGCCTACGGCCCGCCCTCGCCCGCCAGGTCTATCGGCTCCAGAGCGAGCTTCGGCCGCGCCACGTCCCCCTGCGTGTCCCACCCGACCACCTTCGGCCGGATGTCCACGCGCTCGCGCTCCATGCACTCCTGCACCCGCTGCACCCGCGCCCCGAAGCTGTTGTCCACGGGCGCGGGCTTCGGAACCTGCACCGCCTCCGGCCGCGGGACCGGCGGCAGCCCTGCCCTGAGCGTAGCCGAAGGGGCCTCCGCGCCGTGCACCACCATCGGCGGACCCAGCATCAGCCACGCGACCGCGGCCACCACGATCACCGCCATCACTACGATCACAATCGTTCGACACACTGCCTCTCGTCTCGCCATCTCAGCCTCCTCAGTTTGCGATAATCCCCGCGGCCCTCAGCTCTACCAAAAGGCTTCTCACGGCCGTCCGACACGCTCCGTCCTCCGACGGGCTTGCACTCGCCGCGGGACTGGTGATTGCCGCGCCTTGCACGATGGGTGCAGCTCCCCAAAAGCCCAGCTTCTGCGTCGCCCCGGTCCCGATTTCCAGCCCCGTTGTGGTGTCGGTGACGATGCTGCCGGCGTTCATGTTCATCGCGGTGATGTAGGCGCTCCCGATATACGTTCCCGACGCGCCCAGAGCGCCGGAGCCGGTAATCGCATTGGCCCCCCTCTCCAACGGGACATTCAGGGTCAATAGAGTGGCTATCGCCGTCATGTAGTTTGTCGTCCCGCTGCCGACGTTGAACTTCTGGTAGAAAACCGAGCCGTTGTAACCAGAAACGATGGAGCCGGCGTGAGTTGGTCCGCTTCCCTGCTGCCACACAAGACCTTCGGTCGCAGACGCGCCGTCACTTGGATTCCGCAGTGTCAGCAACGTCTGTGCTCCCGCGGTGCTTGTCGAGAGCAGTGCAGTAGCGAAGGTCGGGCTACTCGCCGTCGTCAGTCCCGATACGTCCGCCTGGGCTATCGCCGTCCACGCCGGGGCCGCCGCTCCCGTGGATTTCAGCCAGCCCGCCGCCCCCGCGAGTCGCGTCGGCGTCCCCGCGGGAGACGCACCTCCATAGATTATGTCCCCCAACGTCGTCATCGGGTTCGTGAGCGCCCCGGTCCACTGATAGCCGTTCGCGCCGGCGTTGACCTGCAGCAACTGCAGCGCGGTCCCGATGGTGATCGCGGAGAGCGTTGTGGTCTCCGACGCGTAGGGGATGCTGTACTGCGTCCAGGAGCTCTTGTTCGTCCCCCCGTCGGCGACCGCCACGTCCGTCCCGCCGGGCTGGTAGAAGCTCGGCGCGCTCGTCACATCCCCCCACGGAACGCCGGTCTGCCCGGAGAGCGCACCGGCGGTCCCTTTAATGTATCCCGCCAGCGACCCCACGGTCGCGGTCCCGTCCACGTCCAGCCCGCCCTTGAGCCACAGGTCCCCGCTGTCGTTCAGCGTCGCCAGGGTCACCCAGTCCGAGGTGTTGAACGTCCCCGACCCCGCCGCCACCCGCTTCCACGCCCACCCCGCGTTGTCCAGCGTGAAGTACCCGTAGCTCGGGTACGTCGCGCTGTCCGGCCCCCATGTCCCCGTTCCCGGCGTGCCAGGGGTCAGGTTGCCGTTGTACCAGACGTTCCGTAGCAGCCCGGTGAACGCGTCCGCGTCCTCCCGACCCGACTCAGAAAATCGTCCAAAGGGGGGGCTGCCCGACCCGTCCAACTCGACGTTCATCCCCCCCATCACGAAGTTCCGGTGCTCGGTCATCATGTACCCGAGCTCCCAGCCCCCCACCGCGGTGTAATCCGCTATGGGGTTTGCGCCTGGCGTGCACCGCCACCACACGATCCCGCCCAGGTCCCCCGGCTCGTGGGGAATCCCCGTCTCGGAGTAGATGCCGATCAGATAGGCATACTCCCCGACGTCAATGCGGTTCCACTGCGCGGCCACCGCGTCATACTCCGCGTTCACCGCCCAGTAGTAGTTCCCGCCGGACTCGAACATCCGGGTGCGCACCGTCGTCGCTTGGCTGAGCGCGTCTGCTGCTACGAAGGGCCGCACGTCCCGATAGAGATAGCCGTGGGCCGCGTTCCCATCATCATAAGCCGTGATCGAGGTGCATCCAGGCCGTAAGTAGACCAACTGATTGGCCATCTTCGCCCGCGGGAACATCGGCTCCGCCGGAACCGCCGCGGCCGTTCCCTGGGTGATGGCCAGGACGCCAGCATCGTCCAGGGTCACCAGGTCAATGCGCGGGTTCCCCACCGGAGCGGAGAAGGCCGGGCTATTGCCGCCGGCAAAGCTAAGACGCGTGCCGTTGATGTAGACGTCGAGCGTGCTGGCGTTCACGTACACCGTCATGTTCGGCGTGGCCTGCGCCTGCTCCCGCAGGTCCTTGAACTGCCGAAATAGCAAGCTCGGCGCCTGTGCGCTAGCGACGCCACATAGGAGCAACACCGCCAGAATCGGTAACCATCTCCGCATCTTATGCACCTCCGTCCGGGTTGGCGAAGACCAGAAAGATCATCGGCATCCCCTGCTGCAGGCTCGACTTCCATCCCCCCAGCAGGGTAAGGGTCTGTCCCGCGACTGTGAAATCGGCGGTCTCGTGGGCCGCAAGGTTGCCGATGATGAGCAGCCGTAGCCCGACCGCCGGCGTGAATCCCAAGGCATAGGCAAGCTGGTCCGTCGTCTGCACCAGCACCTTATACCGGCACTGCGCCCCGGCGATCCCTCCCCCCGGAATCGCCGATCCCATCAGCAGCCACCCGGTTTCATCGCCTGCGTACCAGTACACCTCGCCGGAATGAGCCTCCCCTGTCGGGTCGTCGCAGTGATACCAGGTGGCGTAAGGCGCACTGCCGGGCCGTACCGCGTAGAGACCGCGCAAGTGCATCGCGTTCACCTGCCGTTGCAGGTCCTCGATCGCTCTCCGCGCGTGTTGATCTCGGATGTTGCCCAGTAGCATGGTTACCGCTCTCCCCCCGCGACGGGGATCTTGTCCAGAGGCACGACGGGCACATCCCCCATTTTCGCGATGGGGATGTCATCGAGGGAGCGCACCGGAATTGCTCCCTGGGGGGCCATGAGCGCCGCCGCAACGCCGGCGCGCTTCTGAATGGCCGCGTAATAGTCCTCGGCCATCTTCACTCGGCCCCCTTCCTCCACCCCTAACCACCGCAAGAATTGGGCCTTATCCTCCACCCCGTAGTAGGGGCTGGCCATCTTGAGCGATTGCCCAAACCCCTTTTGGGTGCCTCCCAGCTTCACGTACGCGAGGGCATACTTCTTCATCGCCTGATCGTCATCATAGCGCAGGGCCTTCCGCAGGTTCCACAGCGCCAGACCCTTCTCGCCCACATCACCTGGCCGATAGGACTCCTTGCCGAGCACGTCTTCCCGGAAAACTGTCCGTAATTCCAAGAGGCGATAGTAGGCGGCCTCATCCACGCGAACCGGCGTTCCGGGCCTCAATCTCGGCAGCGCCCCCTTGCCGCGCGTCTGCGGCGTGGGCCGACCAGTAGCTACAGCCACCGCTCCGCCCAGCCCCAGGCCCTGTGCGACATTGAGTAGCGGGTCACGAATCGGGCGACGCTCGAAAGGCTGGGGATAGAGAGAGCGCCCCGTAATCAGTTCCACGGGCGTTTTGTAGAGCGGCCCCAGTCCGGTCACCACCTTTTCGGCCGGAGCGAGGGCGGTTTGCGTAAGCCAGTCACGGTAGGACAGATGTCCGTTCGCAACCTGCTTCACATCATAGGGCGCGTCGTCCAGGCCAAACCACTCGAGCAGATCCGGCACATCGCCGATGCGCCATAGCACCAGGGGATTCCCTTCCGCGTCATGCCCCAGGATCAGGTGCGGGCGCGCCGCCTCTTCAGGGGAGAGCTTCTTTTCGTCTTCCGGGAACATCCACGCGTTGTAGGCTTGGACCGCTCCGAAGAGGAGCGCGATCTTCAGCGCATACTTGCTCAACCCGAAAACCATCCCCGGCGCCTTCCCTACCGCATAGCGACCGGCCCGTCTTTCGCGGATAGCGTTCAACAGCAGGCCCTTCTCGGCCGCCGGGTTCACCTCCCACCAGGAGGCAAAGGGGACGACGTAAGTGCGCAGCCACTGCGTCAAGGGGGAGACCTGATCGTAAGCCCCCAGCCCTTCATTTGACAGCTTGTAGGCCCGGTCGCGCAGATCCTCAATCGCCATGACTTCCGCTGGATTGCTTGACCAGAAGGCATCGGGCTTTCCCGGCCCGCAGCGCGCTTCGTCCCGCTGCATCTGCTCCAGAACGTCCAGATAGGACGCATACCGCAGCAAGGCCTCCCGCGCATCCGTTGAAACGCGAGCCGCGCGCCAATAGGCCCCCCACGCGCGCTTGAGACCATCAACCGTTCCTCCGGCCCTCTCTAGCGCGTCAGTCAACCGCCGCAGATCGTCCAGGTCCCCCATCTCCTGGGCCTGCAAGAGCCCCTGCGGCCCGCCTCGGTCCATCCATTCCTTCGCCTCTCCTGTAGGCGGGCGCGTGGTCCGAAATACCGAGTAGAGGTCCGTCACCGCCCGCTTCAGATTGTTCGGCCGAAGGGTCGAGGGGTTGCCCCGCAATACCTTGCTGAGATCGCCCGTCTCGTTTCTCAGATTATAGTTGATCCACCGGAACGGGGAGATCAGTTGCCACTGTTTCCAGGCGTTGTTGACGGCGCGCGCGATCCTTCCGGTGATGCCGACGGCGGGAGCGCGGTTGAACATCTCTAAGGCCCCAATCGCCTCCTCGGGGAGAACCATCTCCCGGAAGCGCCCGCCCATAGAAAGCGCCGTGCGCACCTTTTCGAGAGGCACTCCCACTTCGGCAAGGAGCTGGGCCGTAGCCTCGTCCACCAACTTCTCCGGGATGGTCTTGGAGAGGTAGAAAGCATTGCCCTCGCGGGCTTGCCACAGTGCGTATCCTTCGGGGATCAGATCATGCCAGTCTACCGGCTCGCCAGCTTGCTTGGCCTTGGCCGCAGCCTTTTTCTCCAGGATAGGCCGCAGGTTGAGAGGACTGCTCTCGACTTTGGCCAACACGCGCGCTACTTCCGTGTCGTGATCCATCTGGGACAGCACTTCCCACTGCGCCTTTATCACGTCGCTGAGGTAATCCTTGGCGTTCGCCGTGCGCCCTCTCAAGAACCCCCGGCCTGTTGGCGTGTGGACGCCTCTGCGACTCACTCCTATGATCCGTTCCGACTCCAGGTAGTCAAGCACCAGATGACGGAAGTATTTCTCGCGGGTCAGTCTGCCTGACGGGTCAAAGCCCGCCTCCCGCATCGCTTCGATGTAAACGTCCGTGACCTCCTGGGTGTGCGCGCGGAACCGACCCAGGGCCTCCCGCGCCGGGGTGGACTTCGCGAGTTCAGAGTCTACGCGCGCCAGCTCCTCGAGCAGCGTTTCCGGGGTAAGCCCATAAGGCAACTTGTCGCCTCCGACGCCGCGCTCCACGTTCTCCTGCATATCGTCCAGGAGAACTTTCCGCTGGAACAAGTCCTCAGCCCTCGGATCATCGCGAACGGGAGAGAGCACGTCTTGCAGCCGCCCCGCCGTGCGTGCGCCGGAAATCGCTTTCTGCTTGCGGAGTTTCACCAGGTCAAAGTGGAGCTGTGAATATCTCCCCTGCCCTCTGGGCATCGTAGGGAACGTCCGAGTGGTCGTGTTCTTGGCCTGCTCTGCCAAGGAGCGGAACCGCTCCCACAACCCCATCCGAGGAGGCGTCTTGGCGGCCTGATAGCGAGCCTCCACCTCCGGCGAAGTGAAGGTGAAGTCCCCGCCAGGAGGGGTTGCGCCCCCCGCCGGCGGAACCTTTCGTATGGTCAAGCCGGGCTGGGGAAGTTCTGGCTCTGGCACTTCGGTCTTGGCGCGTTCCGTGGCCCGCTCCGCCTCGGAACCCGCCTCCCGCGGTGCGGCCGCGCGCGCGCGCCGGGCCTCGGCCGTCGTGGGCGGGGTCGCGACTTTCTGGCCCCCGCCCTGCCCTGCGATCTCCTGCAGCGCGTCCCCGGCCTCTCCCCGGATGGGGAAGGCCCGCAGGAAGTCCGGCAGCATCTCCTCCGGGACCTGCCACCATCCCCCGGTGGGCCGGTAGCGGGCGAGCTGCTTCCCATGTACCGTGAAGCTCTTGCCGCGCTGCGAGACCGTCATAATCCGGGGCCCCTCGACCATGATCCCCGCCTCCCCCTCGCGGGGGGAGCGCCACCGCAGATGCCAGGCCGCATTGCCAATCCCGAAGACCGGGACCTTCTCGCCCGCCTTGATGTCCTCCAGCGCCGTCTCCGTGGTGAACTTCCCCGCGCGAGAGATGCTCTTGGCGAAGAGCTTGGCCACCGCCTCCATGCGCCCCGGCGGGATGACCAGCCCGGAGATCGACTTCCCCGTCTTGGTGTCGCGGAACGTGGTGTACTCTCGCAGGAACTGGCCATGGGCCCGATCGGACTCGGTGCGGGCCACCATCTGCACCTGACCCATCACGGGGCGGATGATCCCCACCAAGAGGCCGTGCCGCGCACCCTTGGCGTCCTTGATCTCATGCAGGCTCAACCCATCGGCCAGCGGAGTTTCCCGCAGGATGTCCCCGGTGGATTTCGCGGTGAGCCGTCGCTCCGCGTCCTCCATCTCCGGGTTGTTGTGCACCACCTCCCGCTCGGTCAGGTAGGAATCCAGCACGCGGTTCCCCACGTCCCAGGGCAGGAATAGCATCTCGTGCATGAGGTCCTTCACGGTGTAGCCCTGGCTGGGCACGAAGGCCTTGCGCTTCACCCCGAGCTGCTGCAGCGCGCGCTGGTCGAACCAGCCCTTCTTGATGAAGTGCTGCTCGACCAGGTCGGCCGGCTGGAACTTGCGGAACCACTCCATCATCGCATAGTTGTCCAGCTCGCCCCCCATCGCCAGATCGGAGATCCCTCCCACGTCCGTAGTCTCTGCCCCGCCGCGAGAGGTCGCGCCCAGCCCGCGCAGCCGCCCGCCGATAGCCGACAGGAAGCGTCGCTCCCCCGCCGATCCCAGGGAATACATGCTGATGATCGGAGAGGACACCTGGCCGGAGCGGTCTACTCGTGCCAGCCCCTGGAGGAAGGGCGTGGCCGTCCATTCGTAATCCACCAGGACCAGCACCCGCCGCCCCTTGCCCACGCCCGGAAGCTCGTTGATGTGGTGCAGAGAAAACCCCGTCTTCGCCGCCGCGGAGATCAGCGCGATGGGGACCTCCCCCGCCTGAAACTGCTTGACGTTTGCGGCGCGCTTGCTCGCGTTCTCGTCTCCGGTGATCGAAACCACCCGATCCTCCCCGAAGGCGGCCTTCAGGATCTCGTGTGGGCTTTCCAGCAGGGGTTGTTCCCGCACCCGCTCCAGCAGTTCGTCGCGCGCCGCCAGCGCCTCCGGGACCTCCCCCAGGTCGTTCAGATTCCCGTCTGAGTCCTTCTCCACCAGGTGCGTGTTGATGGCCGCGATTGCCGCTTGGAGATTGCCTTTGCCCTCTACCTGGGGACTCACATAGAGCGTGGAGACCACTACCTGATAGCCCCGCTGGACCGCCTGCTAGATGTCGGGGATGGCACGGCGCAAGCGCAAATCAGCCAGGGCGCGCTTGTTCTCATTCTGTAACTGGGCGATGATCCCGAACCCCTGAGGCCCCTTGCTCATCGCCCCGAATTGCTGATAGGCGCGGAGGATGTCCCCGCAAAGCGCCATCCGCTCCTCGAACGCGCGCCGCTCTTCCGGCGTGAGTGTCCGCTCCTGCGTCTCGTACTCCACCCCGCCCCGCCAGAGTGACCGCGCGAGGAAGTAGCCACGGGCCTTCAGTTCCCGCATGAACTGCTCAATCTCCGCCGGCGACATGCGATAACTTCCGGTCGGAGTCTGCCGACCTTGGCCGCCCGACTCGATCTCCGACGCGTCCCCTCCGGTGGCAATCGTCGCCAGCACGTCGGCGGGCGCTTTGCCGCCCCCGCCACCCTTCACGCGCCCGGCGCCACGCGCCATGTATTCATCGAAGGATCCCTTGCGGGTATCCCAGAGCTTCCAGCCGAACAGGTGGCGCAGGTGATCCGGCTCCTCCGCCGGCGTGCCGGAGAAGTAAGCGAAGCGCCCCCCGCTCTTGTGGCCGCGGATAGCGTCGTGCAGCTTCAGCCAGGCTCCCCCCACCTGGGCTTCCGGGTTGCGATACTCGTGCACCTCGTCTGCCAGCAGCGCGTCCGGAGCTACTGCCGTCAAGCTATCCACATAACGCCGGAGGTTCGGGAAATCCACGATATAGATGGTGGGGGCATCCGACACCGGCAGCGCCGCGGGGGTCTTCGCCCCGTGCGCCGCCCCCTTCACGTCCGTACAGCGCACGATGGTATAGGGGTACTCCCCCTTCTGGGCGTGCGGGTTGCCAGTGGCCACGATAGCCATCTCCCGCATCACTTCGTCCACGACGTTCTGATTGTGGGTGACCAGGACCATCCGCCTGGAGAGACCCACCTCCTGCCAGTGGAGCGCCACCGCGCCGATCTCACGGGACTTTCCCAGCCCCATGTCGTCGCCCAGGAGGAAGGCGTGGCCGGCGGGCTTTTCCGGGGCGTAGGTGCGCCCCTCCACCAGGTCGGGATCGTTGGCCTGCATCGCGGAGAGGTAGCCGTCTACCTGCTCAGAGGAGAACACGCCGGCGCGGACGGCGCGCGCGACGAGGGGGTGAACGGGGACGGAAAGCGGCGGCGCGGGCACGCCGGAGAGGGTGCGGGATTCTACAACGAGTCGGGGGTGGGGAGCGTCCCGTTCCGGGCCTCGTAGAGTATATCCAGCATACAGATCGCTGTGATCCGCAGCTTCTGCGGCATCGGATCGCTCTCGTCGTAGTCGCTGCTCGATAGTTCGTCGTCCAGCACCTTCCCGAACCAGATCGCCCGTTCCTCCGGGCTCAGGCCCTTCGGTTTCGACAGATCCTGGTCCGGCATCCACGCCGGATACAGGTTCCCCTTCTCGTCCCGGACGAAGCTCCCCCACGCCTCCCTCAGGTCGTCGAGGTCCCTCGGCGGGTCCTCGAGGCGGTACACCAGGCCCTGTATCTCCTCGATCTCCATCTGGACCAACATCTCCAGCGGGTCGGTGGGGCGCGGTATCAGCGTCCCGCGGCGCTTCGGCTCCGGCGACGGTGTCGGAGACTCTTCTTCCGCCGGCGGGGGCGGGGCGGGTTGTTCCGGTGGCTTTCGGTAGCGATCGGCTCGGCGCATCTGCCTGCTCTCCTGCCGGGATTATACCACGTTCTGGCCGCGCCACTGCGCCTCCCTGTGCCAGGGGGCGAACAATCTTTTGGTAGGACTCCCAGTCGGTCGGGGCGGCGTCGCCCGTGGCGAGCACCGGCGGCCGGCCGTCATTGTAGGGTGTCTTGTCGAAGACGTAGAGGCGGGAACCCACGTCCGTCCCGCGCGCGCGATAGGCCCCGGGCGGAGAGTCAATGATCGCCCGGATCATCCCTTTCGTCCCCAGCCACTGGCGGAAGGCGCTGTCCTCCACGGTGGGCATGATCGCCACCATCCGCCCGCCGTCCTTCAACTGGTGCTCGATCTGCCAGGCCGCGAATCGCTGGGAAAGGTCCGTGGGCTGGAACGGCAGCGGAACACGGCGGCCCGCATACCGCCCGGTGGAATACTTCCCCCAGGGCGGATTGGTCACGATCACATCCACGGCGCGCTTCTGCCCCAGGGCGTCGGCCTGCGTGACGTCGGTGAATCCCAGGTCCCTCAGCACCGCCGCCCGGCGCGGGTCCAGCTCATTCGCCCAGACGCTCACCTGCGGGTCGGAGAGGAACGGCGCCACCAGATTGCCGGTCCCGGCAGTGGGCTCGTAGATCAGTTCCCCGGGCTGCACGTCGGCGGCGTAGACGGCCGCACCGGACACCGGGTAGGGCGTCGAAAACTGCTGCAGCTTCGTGATCTCGATACTGCGCTGCCGTCGGCCGAGTTGGGCCTCGAGCTCCTGGCCAACGCGCATGAGCGTGCCCAGATCGGACGGGGGGAGCGTGCGCCAGGCGCGGTTCATCGCGCCTTCGATGGCGTCGTAGAGGTCGTCTATGTTGAACTCTTCGGGGGCCAGGGGCGCGTCCGGGGTATCGGCGCGGTCCACGAAGCGCAGGCCCGACTTCTCCGCTACCGCGCGGCGCAGTTCCAGGGGCGTGGGGGGAAGCTGGATCTCGGAGATCGCGTCAATGAGGGTTGAAATGCGACGCTGGCGGGGGTCGGAAACCCCCTTGCGTAGACGTTCGGTCCTGGCATTCTCTGCGAGGTCGGGGGGGATGGGAGCGGGGGCAGTCGGCGGTGCTTCCTCGCCGAGCGCCTTCGTGATGGCCTTGCGCACCACGTCCGCCTGCCCCTGCCGCGGCCCAACCTGATCGGGTTCCGCCTGGAAGATACCCAGCTTCTGCTGGAGGAGATCATTCTGCCGCGCGGGGTCAGACGGCCACTCGGCGCGAGTTAGGGAGAGGCGCTCTGCGATTTTCCTCCCCACCTTCAACTGCACGTCAATGGAGTCGCCGATGACGCTCGCCGTGGCGGACAGGTCGCGCCCCTCGCGGATAGTCGCGACGGGGGGCTTAGGTGCGGGAGCGACCGGTGCGCCCGCGGCGGGCCGCGTCTCAGAGCCATACCCCGTGTCCGCCACGCGCAGGGTCCCGCCCTCGCCGTCCCGCGCCTGGGGCTTGATAACCTCATTGCGGATACGCTGCCCAGCCGCCCGCAGGTCCGCTTCCAATACATCGGGGAACTGCTGCTGCAGCCATGCCAGGTAGCGGGCGTCGGCCTTGCTGGGCTTCGCCTGGGCCACCACGTAGAGCGCGCGGTCCACGTCGCTCTCGAAGGTGAGCACGTACTGCTTGCGCCCGAAGGAGTAGCGCGGCTTCGCCCCGGACAGGTCGGCGGGAAGGGATTCCTTCGGACCGGGTGCTGCCCGCGGGAGCGGCGCGCGCGTCGCAGGGGCGGCGGCAACAGAGGGTGAGACTTCTGGATGCTGAGGTGGCGCGAGTTCGGCTAGCGCAGGGTAATCAGCCAATATTTCGGGAGGAACGGGCTTGCCCTCGTCCGTCGCTCGGCGGACAGCCTCCTCCGCCATCTCGCGAGTGGTGTCATCCAGCCCGAATCTGAAGGTTGACCAACGGTGGCTTGCGTATCGGCCCCTGAGATCGGCGAGCGTATTCGGGCCGCGGCTCTCCGCGATGGCCTTATCTAGCTCCCTCTTGGCATTCCTGAGGGCTAACTTATAAGCGGGTGACCACCCATCGCGCTCCCCCGCCTTCAATGCCGCCCCAAAGTGTGCGCGCGCGGCTACTTCCCCGGGATGCGTTGTGTTTCTAAGTTCATCCACCAACGCGGCCCAGTCATCAGCGGACGAAGGCGCGGAAGCAGGCTTGGGCGCAGGATGAATCGAAACAGGCGCAACCGGCTTTGCCGCCCCCGGGCTTGCCCCAATGGCAGCCTTCACTGCCGCTCGGACCACATCGGGATCGTTCTCTAGGCTCGACAATGCCCCCACGCCGGCGGCGATGTCAACGAGTTTCTCTGGCACACCGTGCTTGGCCGCGATACGCGCCACGTTGATAGTAGCGCGCGACCGCCTGCCCCCTCGGTGAATCGCCGCATTACCCAGCCTGCCAGACTTGACCACCGCCTTCGTGATGTCGTCAATGAGTGCGTCTGACTCGGGCGTGCCCGCTCCCTCGGCCGGGGTCTCTATCGCCCGCCCGATAGCATCCTGCCCGTGTTGCGTGGCGCGCGTGCCGCGCGCGGCCAGCTCCTGCTCTACCCCGTCAAGCTCGCGCTGCGTACGCTCCGTCTCCCCCGGGGGCGGCTCGCGCTCCTCTGCCCGGTACCGCGCGTGCGCCCTGAGTATCTCGCCCAGCCTATCTCGTTCCGCCACCAGTTCGGGGACGGACATCTGCGCAAGGTCAGGGGTGGTCACCCCCGGCGCACCCGCCCCTGTTCCCGGCTGTACGACCGCCCCCTCTGCCTGCGTGCTGGGCGTTCGCCCCTCCGGACGACCCACACCAGCCCGCCCCCCTTCGAGCGCCGCTCCTGGGGCTTCTGGCGGCGTCACGAACTCCGGGTACTCCGCGGCGAGGTCGGGGTAGGCCTCCGCCCAGCCGGGGACGACGTCCGGCGCGCGCCGGTACACCCGCCCCATTCTCAACTCGTCGTGGACTAAGCGTTGGTGTCTCTCTGCCGCCTCCCCTGGCGTAAAGCCTAGCACCGGATTCGATAGCGCTCCGACAGCCTGACGAGGGGACATCCTGCGCGTGGCCGCGTCTAGCTGCTGTCCGATCTCATCTCTTCGCCCGTCCGTGGTGTCGGGGCGTGAGTATTCCTCTCCTAGCGCCACCACTTCCGCCACGGCGGGAGAAGGCTCCGCTGGCCCCACCGGCTCACCCGCTAATTCCTCGGACGTGAGTCCCGCGCTTCTCGGTTCCACCGCGACCGCAGGCCCAGGCCGGGCCCCCGTCGAAGACGCCCCAGGAGTAACTCCGGGGCCGAACTCAGCCGCGTCAGCCCCTTGCAGTGGAGGTTCCGCTGCAGAAGGCACGACTTCCGGGGCCTCGGCCGGCGCCGGAAGTGCCGCCCGCCCGCCCCCGCCCGCCTCCTGCCGCATCGCGTCGAGCACCCCGCTCTGCAGCGTCGCTCCCCACGTCCCGGGACGCAGGTAGATACCCCGCGTGGCCGCCGCGTCGAGCACCGACCCGTACCGTATCGCCCGCTGTCGAAATAGCTCCCAGATGGCCGTCTGTGCCGGCGTAGCTTCCGGGGAGAGGGTAATCTGGTGGACGGCTGTGTCCGGCATGAGCGGGCTTACCGGGACCTCTTCCATCCCCCCGCCCGCGCGCGCCCGCCAGGCCCGCAAGAAGGGTACACCCCCCTCGTCCGCGAACCGAGACCACGCGTTCGCGAGGTCGGCCTTCCCCACGGTCTCCGCCGTCCGCAGATCCCGCGCCGGGCCGGAGAGTTGCAAACGCGCCTCTCCCAGCCCCGCCGTGGCGGTTCCGAACAGCAGTGCCCCAGCCGCGCCCGCCGCCGCGCCCTTCGCCACCTCTACGGGCGAGGGGGCTTCTCCACGAGCGATACTCTGCGCGACCGACTCACCTACATTGAAAACTGCCCCCGGCGTGGTCTGTGTCAGCCCGCCGCGGATGATCCTCGCGGCCGAAGGGTGAGCGAAGAGCGTCTCTACCGCCCTGACTGCGGTAGGGCTGCCCGCTGCCGCCTTACGCAGCAGCCCGCTCTCCAGCGTCGCTCCCGTCTTCCCCGCCAGAGCATTCCAGCCGAGGCCCACCCCCGGAATGGCCTGTGTGCCAACAAGGGCCCCTGCCATGCGAGAAAGCCAGTTGGCCGCCTTCTCAGTACGTGACGCGCCAGCCGGCGGAACCGTGTAGACCGCCGAAGGATCGCGCGCCCCGATTGCGACCTGACCACCTTCCGGGAAGGCCCCGAGTGTGCGCCCCACCGGCCCCGCCGCCACGTTTGCCAGCCAGGAGTCATCGGGCACGTTCAACTCGGTCAGGCCCACATCTACATCCACTCGCCCTGCTGGACTGGGCTTCCCATACCGCGCAAGATGAGTCTTGCGGTCGGCCCGTCCCTGGCGCGCTCGCGCTTCCTCGGCCCGCTGCGCGACCGCGCGTTCGGCGTCGCGCTTCCGCCACTCCGCCTGCGCCCGCTCGTTCCGCTGCCGGCGTGCCGTTCCCGCCGCCGCCTGTGAAATCTGCACCGCGGCCCCAAGGCGGCGGCGCTCCTGGGGAGAGGCAGTGTCATAGCGAACCAATGCCTGCAAGCCCTCCCCGGACGGCGGCAACGCCTCCTGGGAGTGCAGATGAGCGAGGGTGTCGTAAATCATCCCCATGCCCGTAGGGTTGTACTCCGGGTGGTGTTTCGCGAAGTACGCTCTCCATGCCTCCTTGTCCCCTCCCGTCAGCGCGTGCTGTTCGATCATTTCTGTGAGACGTGACGGGTCCTTGAACGCCTGGATGTACTCACCGGGACTGCGGGGCGGGGTCACTGCCGGCGCGGCGGCATGATCCCGCGCCGCTATCGCCGCCAACTCCGGGTCAATTCCGACGTCGCCGGCGTTGCCCAGCACCGAGGAGGGCCCGAAGTCCAGCACTGAGGCGACAGGAGGCGCGCTGGACTGCCCCGCCAGCGTTGCCGCCCGCTTCTCTCTCCGCCGGATCGCCACTAGCTCAGGATCGAGTATGCCAGTGCTCATGAGCGACTATGCCTTACCACTTCAACTCCGGCGCCACCGCGTACAACTGCTCCCCGATCCACGTATCCGACTTGCCCGCCGCCCGCTGCTTGCGCGCCCACGCCGCGTACTGCGGTGGCAGGCTGGAGAAGTCGTCCTTGCCGGCACCCGCGGGCTTCGGCTTGCCTCCCCTGCCCGCCAGCGGCTTCGGCTTTCCTCCCTGCTCCGCAGGAGCGTAGTCACCGAGCGGGTTGGCTCGCGTCGCTCCCGGCACCGGCACTCCCGCCGGTGGAACAACCCAATCAGCGAACCAATCCCGCACCTCCGGGACAGTACTATTCTTGGCGGCGATGATGATGTCTGCGTCACTGTGTCCGCTCGCCCGGGCCGCCCGGAACTGATCCGCGATGCCCTTCCCCAGGTCCTTCTCGATCTGGGAGAAGTTCGATCCCCAGGAGTGACCCGATGTCGAAACGGCCCCGCCTTGCCCCGCCTGCGTCCCGCGCGGCGTCGGCGTCACCTGCTGCTGCACCTTCTCGCGCTGCGCAGTTAGCAGTTCGTACTCCGCCAGTAGCCTCTCCGCGCTGTTCTTGTCCACCGGGACCTGGCTCATACCCTTGATCGGATCACTCACGACCTTCGGCTGCAGGGCCTTGAGAATCTCCGTCTGCCGCTGCGTGATCGAGGCGATTTGGTTCGTCTGCGCCGCGCTCGCCCGCTGCGCGATGTTCGCCCACTCCGCCTCGAGCTTCTGACCCTGCAAGGCGAGGTTCTGAGCGGTGAGCGCCAGGCGCGTCTGCCCCTGCGCCAGCAACGCCTTGTGATAGGCTCCCATGTCAGTCAGATTCTTCACCCGCGCGGCATTCAGGTTCGCCTTTCCGCCCACGCTATTGGGGTCCATGTTGTAGGCGATCTCCTGGGCGCGGCGCTGGGACTCCTCGGCCTTATACCGGAAGAGGAGGTCCTGCGCACTGCTCGCCCGCGAAGCGCCCCGCCCAAGCGCCTCCCCTCTCGCCTCCTTTGCGGCGTCGCGCGCCGCCGCCTGCTTAAAGCCGGTTGGGTCTACGATCTCCGCGTAGCTCTTGTAGCCGAGCTGCTGCGCTCCCCAGTCGTTGTTCAACCCGGACATGGGCACCCCGAAGAGCTGCTGAGCGTAACCCTCTATCTCATCGAGGTCCCGCTTCTTCGCCGCCTTGAGCCGGGTGTAGTCACCCCGGAGGCTCTTCGCCTCATCTTCGTCCATTGGCTGGTCCCAGCGAGTAGGCTCATCCGGGAACCAATACTTCGCCACGGAGAGCGGCAGCGTCTGCTGCCGCGTCGCCTTCGGCTCGAAGCCTGCCGCGATGCGGGCGGCGCGCCCCTGTTCGTCCCTGGACATGTGGTAGTCTTCCGGGGTGTTGAGGCGCGCGATCAAATCCAGCAACTGGTCTGTCGGGAGCAGCCGCTCCTGGATGATCTGCTTCCAGATGCCGACTTTCGCCGGATCGTGATAGATGTCACGGGCCATCGGGGAGGGCGCGAGTGGGGGCGCACCCGCGAGGGTGAGCGGACCCGCCGGCGCAGGCGTGGGGGACGGCGCCGGCGCGACCCCGCCTTGCCCCACCCTCATCCCGCGCGGGGAGGGCAATACCTGGTCCCCCGGGGAGGGCGTCGACTGCGCGAGCGCGCTCGATTCCGCTATCCCCGGAGAGCGGTGGAGGCTGGTGCTCGTCGGGGTAGGGGCTTGTGCGAGCGGGCCGAAGAGTCCCGCGCCTGCTCCTTCCGCCGACACTCTTGGCGCACCCGCCACGAAGAGGGCGGCGAGCGCAGGGCCTGACTGCAGCGGAGGTACACCTGGCAGCGAGGGCAGAGGCGGCAGCGTCGGCCGCGGCTGAATGCTCGCGGCCATCTCCGGGCTGAGTTCCACCGCAGGCGGTGCCGGCAGCGAAGGCGTCGGCGGCAGACCCAGGCTGAGAGGTCCAGGCGGCATTTTGCCCGTCAGCAGGTACAGCAGCGACGGCGGAAGCTGCTCGCTCCAGGAAAAGGGCATCTCGGCCTTCGGCGCGGGCGCGAGGTTGACCGGGTAAGGTCCGGCCAAGATGGGCTGATCCGGCGTGGGGCTTGCTGGGGCCGGCACGGGACCGCCGCCCGCCCCCGTTCCCTCCGGGGCCTCCGGCGTGTCCGGCCCGTACAACTGCCCGTAGAGATCTGCCAGCCGCTTCTGCTTCTTGTAGTTCTTCCAGAGGAGGTAGAGGTTCAGCAGGCCCCCCCCGATCTCTCCCGCGTTGTTGCGTGGCGAAGTGTAGTATGGCGCGCTCATACTGGTGCTCCCAACATTGCCGTTGCCGCTGCAGGCGCCGCCGCTTTCGCCAGGCCCATCAGCTGATCCCACACGGATGGCTGGTAAGTGGACTGCTGGTACTGCGGCTTCGCGATTCCGATCATGTTCATGTAGAGGCTCAGGAGTCGCGCCAGGGAGTTCCCCTGCTCCGACGCGGCCTGCAGCGGCAAGAGCGCCGTCTGCGATTGCAGCGCCAGCTTCCGATTGTACTGGTCGAGCTGCGTCCCCCCAATCCGGCTGGCGAGGTCGGTATCGTACTGGCGCGCCACGTTCCCCAGGGATTCGAGCATCGGGGACGAGGAGTTCTGTCCCAGGCCTCCGTAGTGCATCACGTCCCCCGCCAGCGATCGCTGCTTATCCGCCTCACCCTGAGTGCGCCAGGAGGAGAAGAGCTTATCCATGCCCGGAGCGTCCGAGGTAAGGAAGTTCGGGTCTAGGTAGCCGGATTGGATGTCCTCCGCGCGTTTCGCGAACGGCCCCGATCCGTAGGCGGCGAGCGTGCCCCCCCCAGGGAGGGACTCAGGATTCGCCGCATACTGCCCGAAGAGCTTGAGCAGGTTCGCGCCGGAGGTATCCCACCCCGTGATCCCCCCGACCGCCTGCGGTTTATTCTCTTCCCGCCCGAAAAAGCTACCCATGTCGCTATCCTCCCTGGCCACCGACGTTGATCGGCTTGCCGTACAGCACCGCCACCGGCTGATAGCCCGCCCACCGTAGACCGCGCTGCATCGCGACGTGCGCCATTGCCACGTCCGCCACCGCATACGCGAAGCCCTGGCGTGCCCCCTCCGCCTCCAGCGCGCGGCCGAGCTTGCGCCCCGCCCAGGTGTGCGTCGAGAAGAGCTGCTCGATTACCCAGGCCGGACGGCCGCCCCCAAAGGCGGGAAAAGCCACGCCGTACCCGACCAACTCGCCCACGCGCCAGGCCGTCAAGCAGCACGCCTCCGGCCGCTCCGCGGCGCGCAGATACTCCTCGGCGCTCATCGCCAGGTCCGAATGTGACGCCATCGCCGCCGCGAACCCCGCGACCAGATCCGCGAGCGCCTCTCGGTCATTCGGATGATAGGGGAGGAGGTGGATTCCGCTCACTTGTTTCGCACCCGCACCTGCGCCAACACGATCACCAGCCCCATCTGCCCATTCGCCTCCGAGTTGCGCACCTCGATCTGCCAGGCCTTCCCCGCCGAGGCGAAGCCCTGCCGCACCTCCCCGCCCGCCGAGACCGGCACGGGGTAGCTCTCCTTGAGTTCCAGCCCCACCGGGTTTTCCGCCCCGTAGGCGCTCACCTGAAAGGATGACCCCGGAAGTGCAACACAGGGAAGCTGCACCTCCTGGAGATCGGTGGCCCGCACCTTCCCCTCCCTGCTCGCCCCCGGCAGGAAGATCGGCGTGCGCCGGTAGGCGTCTATCACCGCCCCGTTGCGGTTCGCGTTCAATGCTAGGTAGTAAACGTTTCCCACCTCGTCGCCCACGAGGGTCACCGGCTGCGGGATGGACCCGGGCATATCCCATAGCCGGGTCTGCTCCTCCCAGGTGCCCTCCATGTCGGCCCACGTCACATCGGCGGCCGATAGGTCGTAGTCGGCGAAGGCGGAGAACCCCACATCAGCCGGCCACCACTCGCCACTCTGGTAGTCGTAGGCGACGCTGTGCGTATTGACGCCGGCACTGCCGCGGGTGGGGAAGCTCCAGATGGCGAGGTGCCACTCCGGGACGACCGTCCCCACGATCTTCTCCACGTATGCCAAGTCGAGCCGGTCCCACACCCACTTGCGGATTTCCTCGCCGATGGGCCGCACGCGCACGCCGTCAAAGGCGTAGAAGCGCGTCGCCCCCATCCACATCCAGAGCGCCTGCGCCCCTTCCTGGAGAACCTTCCCCTGCGCCCCCAGCCTCAGCAGCGAACCCGCGGCGCTGATCCCCTCCGGGGACGGCACGCGCTCCCACATGATCCCCTGGGCGATGTCCGTCCACTGCCCGACCCACGGCCCCTTCTCGAAGAAGAGGTAGAGGTACTGCGCCCCACCATCCACCCCCATGATGTTGCCGTCGCCCAAGTGGAACTCGTAGACCGCGGCCACCCCCGTTCCCGGCGACCAGGTGCCGTAGTCGTTCGCGTCCGAGTGCCACAGCATCTGCCGATCGTCGGAGAGGTTGGCCGCCACCAGCAGGTTCCGGCTGTGGTACGTGGTCAGGAACCGCGCCCGCGGCGGGTTGTCGGCCCCGTTGGTCTTTGCCAGGGCCACGAACGGCCCCGTGCCGCCGTCCCAGGAGAGAATCGGGTCTGTCCCGTTGGTGACGAGGAGCACATTCTTTCCCACCACGCCGCGGAGCAGGTCCGCGGCGCCCGCGGTGAGTGGGCGGTAGATGCCATAGGCGCCCCACGGGATATACGTCCACTCCCCCTTGTACGGCTCCACCAGCGTCAGGGAGGTGTTGCTTTCCACACTCTCGATTTCCGTCCACGCGGTGTCGGCGTGGCTGTTGAACTTGAACAGGTCCCCGGCCTGTACATTGGCCAGCCAGTACGTGCCGCTGCCCTGCACCGTTCGGCCCGTCTGGTCGTTCGCGATCCGCGCCGTCCCCGTCGCATAGTAACCCAGCGAGATGTTGCGCCAGCTATGCGATCCCGACACGTACACGTACAGGCCTCGGCCATCGCTCGCCACCAGGAAGCGGTTTCCATCCAGCTTCACGAAGTCCGCCAGGAACCGCACCGGCCCCGGGAGCGCAGGGAGCTGCGCGTCGTAAGGCACATACCCCGGCCACTTGAGCAGCGCCCCGTCACGGACGTAGACGTTCAGGCAGTCCGGGGAACGATGTCCCGGATACCTGGGGTGAAAGCTCGGCTGCGAGCCGTCATAGCCGCCGGTGCAGAGGAACTCAGGCATCACTGCTCCGTTACGATGAGGCTTTGCACGATCGCCGTCTTGATGCTCTCCGTCCCCCCCGACGTCCGCCACAGGACTCTGACCACATGCTCTCCCGCGCTCAGCGCCGCCGTCTGGTACAGCACCGTGACCGTCTCGGCCGCTCCCACCACATCCTGGTGGTAGAGCATCGCCAGCCCGTTCGCCTCACTCGTCACGTTGGCGCCGTCCACCTCGAGGCTGTAGTAGACGAACTTGTACGCGCTGCTGTTGCTCGCGGTCACCACCGCCTCGATCCGCAGCCCGCCTCCCGTGGTAGTGAGGGTTTTTTTGAGCTGATCCGCCACAGCGGAGATCGCCACGAAGGTGCTGCTCGTCGTCGTCGGCGCGCCCGACGCCCAGGCGTAGTAGCAGGTACTCACCGCCGGCTTCGTGTCCAACACGGTCCACACAGACGGCGTGGCGCTCGATCCGTAGTAGATCGCCTCCGTGTCGGTAGCGAGGTAGATCCGCCCCTCCACCGCCGTCACACCCGAGACCGCGCCGCCGTCCCAATATTCACCCGCCCCTTCGGAAACAGTTGCAGCCATGTGCTGTTGGGGCCGCCGTAGTACAGCGTGTACGCATCCGTCGCATAGAACAGGCGGCCCAGCCCCGTGGTGCTCGAGGTGAACGCGTGCGTGATTGGGGTGAGCTTCTGCGACTCTGTCCCGATCCAGATCCGCGCGCCGCCCTCCTTGTGCATCCCGCTCTGCGAGCCGGCATTGAATATATGCTCGGCATCCAAGCCCACCCGCAGCGTGGCCTTGTCCGCCCGCATCAAGGTGGGGAACTCGCTGGGAAGATCGGTCCCGGCCGGCTTGTTCTCGTTCCATGTCGCCCACGCGGGCAGCCCCGCCACCGCCAGCGCCACCAACATCGCCACGATCCCGCACATCCTGCCTCTGTTCACATGTAGCCTCCTCTCAGCGTCGGACCGCGCCCCCTGGCGCGCCGCGCCTTCTCCATCGCCTCCACCTGTAGTTGCTCCCCCACATCCCGCTGTGCAAGGGCGAAGTAGCCCTGCGCCTCCTGCCCCTCCCCCCGCGACACCAGCGCCATCCCCACCGCTTCATTGATTATCGCCCGCGGAAGGTTCGCGGTGAACCAGTTGGTGTCGTCCGGCAGCACGAGGGGTGCCAGGTAGCCGTTGAAGTACAAGGTGAAGTCATACGTCTGGTCCGGTGCTGGACCCAGCAGGATGTAAGGACCATCTACGCACCAGCACTGCGGCGCGCCGGTGGCCGCATCGTCCGGCCAGGTCCCACGGATCAAGTCCGGGGTGACCCGCGCCTCGCCCACCCGCGGCGACTCGTAGACGCTCCCGAGCGACACCGGAACCGGTGTCGTCTGAGGGCTGAGGGCGAGCGCAGACCCGCCACCCAACAGCGCCGTGGTCGGGATCAGAGTGAGCCTCCCCTGGGAGTCCCGCCGGTAGAGCTTCCCCTTCTCCTTGTAGTTGGCGGGGAGCGCGAGGTACGGGTTGCCCACCACAGCCGAGAGGGTAGAATCCACCTGCCCCTCCAGACACCGCCACTCGAACCGCCGCTGGAATGACCGCAGGGCGTCGTTGAGCATCCCCGCGACCATGCTGTCGGAGGTGGCCGGGTCATCCGCCAGCGGCCGCCGCACGATGGCTTTCACCTGTGCCTGCAAGTCCGCATAGGTCGGGCCAGAATAGGTGATCGTGGGCGGTGTGCTCACGTTGCCTTCCTGTGCCGCCGACGCTGGGCGGGAGTCACCGCCTTGGGCTGGTCGCCGTGCTCGATGGCATTCAGCAGCCGGATCTGCGCGGCGGCTTTCTCGCGGGTGGTATCCCGCGAGCGCCACTCCCGCTTCTCGGCGTTGTAGGCGCCCCAGCCCTTGGCTGTCTTTCTCAGTTCATACGGCATCTGTCATCACCCTCGCGATGGGACGGGAGGAGAGGGACGGAGATCCCGGTGGTGCCGCCAAACGCACCGGGCGGAGGCTCCCTCCCCTCCCGAAAACGGTTATCTACTTGGTGGAATCGAAATCCCCCATCCCCGCGAAGATCGCATGGGCCTGCTCATTGCCCCAGCAGATGGTCCGCTCGGAGCGCCACTGTCCCTTTTCATGCTCGGCCGTATTCGCGAGAGGGATGGCCTCCTTCTTCACGTCCTCCCAGTAGCTCTCGAACGTGTAGGCCGTGTCCACGACGAACGTGTCCAGGCAGCCCATCATCGAAAGCAGCGGGTGAACCATGAAGTGGATGGTCGGCCCGCCGGTGACCAGCGTCGCCAGCCGAAAGCCGAAGTCGGCCTGACCCGGGACGAGTTGGAACTGCCCAAGCGCCTTGGCATACTCCTGCCAGAGGGCAAAGCTCTGCTGGCTGCAGAACGCCACCTTTTCCGGCGAGCCGTGCCAGAGCTGGTTCATCGCGGCCTCGACCATCTTGGGGCCGAACTTACCCGTGGAGGCGTCGAACACGTTGGTCGTCACGAAGTAGCGGGCGCCACCCTGCAACCGCACCATCGTGTTCGTCTCCGTGTCCAGCACCTCGGCGCGGGTGCCGAGGAACGCATCATTCTCCTGCTTGCACATATGCCGCCAGAGGGATCGGCTGGCCACCCGCTCCATCTCCGGTTCCCCAAACCGGGTCACGGTGCGCTTCATTTGCCCCGTGACCTGGAAGGAATCACGGTAGATCTGAATGTGGTTGTACTCCTTCGCCGGCTCATCGTAGACCGGAGTGGGGGAAAGGCCGCCCTCCGCCTCCGCGTCGCCGGCGATCACCAGGTAGTCGTTGTTGGTGAGAGCGCTGGGCGTGGTCGAAGCATAGCCCCGGCTCACCACCAGGGTGTTATCGTCCGTCGGGTTGGTGGTGACCACCATCAGCTCGGAGGTGCCGAGCCCGGCCATCGTCGCCCCGACGTAGCGCAACGCCGACCCCTTGCGGAACCACCGCGCCATGCCGTTGCCGGCGCCGTCGTCCACCTTGATGCTGGTGTCGGCGTCGGTATAGTTCGCGGCGTCATTGATGCGCACCACCATCGGCGGAATGTCGGTCTGGAAGAACGACTTTGTGGGGTCGGTGGCCTTGCTTCGGTTCATGGAGGTCTTCATCATCGCCATGAACGGGGACTTGTTGCGCCAGAACTCCAACACGAAGGCCATGTAGTCGCCCGGGCGCGCCTCTGCCAATACTGAGTTGGTGTCCCTGAGTCCGATGAGGGGCATGTGCCTCTCCTTTGTGGGTGGGAGCGCTATGCGCGCGCCCGATTTCCAAAGGAGCCGACCACCGGCGACTCCCCCACCTCGAGGAGACACCGTCTCCCCTTACTTCTCAGTCGGCCCTGGCAGGGTGGGCTGCCCCGGTTGCAACCGGTGGGCCGACCGATTTCCCGTGTTAGAACGTGGTGCGAGCCATGTGCTTCGCCAGGCCGCGGTCGAAAGTCCCAGCCTTACGCTGCTCCTCGGTGAGCGTCGGGCGGGTCCCGCCTCCGCCAGCGCCCGGCCCCGTGCTGGTGACTCGCTTGCCCCCCGTGGGGGTCTCACCGACCTTCGTCGGCGTCCCCTTGGACACAACCGGAGCGGGGGCCTCCGGTGCCCCCCCCGCTGGCAGGGCCGTCCCCTTCACCCCGGCCTGACGCCACTCGCCGGCGATCACCCCCAGTTCCGCGGTGATCTCTCGCGCCATCTGCATGAACGTCTCCGGGGGCATCATCGCCAGCGCCCGCACCCCGGCCGCCCGGTCCCTGGTCTGGACCCCATAGCCCGCCATCACCGCGTTGGCGTGCCGCAAGAGCATCGCCTCGCGGTCAGTCCCCTTGTACAAACGGACGTCGGAGTGCGCGGCCGGAACCGCCTCCAGCAGGAACCTGGCCCGGCGCTCAGCTTCCGAGGCGATGGAGTTGCGATCGGTGTCCTGAGCCGCCAAGCCTCCGAAGATGTTGGCGAACTCGTCGCGGATCACCGCGCGCGCGAACTGCTCCTGCGCCACAAGGTACCGCTCGCGGTCGGAGCGAATCTGCTCGGCCTGCTCGGTGTCCCAGGACTCCTCGGCCCCCATCAACACCTGCCCCATCGCCTCGCGCGCGGCCGCCACGTCCGGCCGGCCGTGAAAGTCCTCCGCGGTAGCCGAGGCCGTCAGCAGGTCCCCCAGGGACTGTGGCTCGTGCGTGATGGCGACCTGATTCAGCCAGTCAGGCTGGGTCAGGTCGGTGACTTCGAGTAGATAGGGAGGCGCCGGCGCGTCTTCCGCCGCCCCCTCGTCGCCCTCGGCCGCCTGCGGTCCTGTGTCGTCGAACGGAGCATTCCGCCCCTCCGCGCCCTCGACAACGATCTCCGGCTGGCTCTCCACGACGGGAACTACGGGCGGCGCGGCTGGTTCTACCTTTCCCGCCTCCGTCTCCACGGCGCTCAACGCGCCTTCCGGGGGAGCTTCATAGATTCCATCCAAGACCCTGTCCAGATAACTCACGCTCTTTCACCTCCGGGTTTTGTTGGGACCTGCGCCTCGCGCAGGAGCTTTACGACCCACCGCAAGGCGGCGGTGTAGCCGGTGCGGTGGGTGATCTGTGCTTGTCGCGTCTGCTCATCCATCACCAGCGTCTGCCCATCCACGTTCGCCGTCATGCCCGCCGGGTAGGAGGAGAGCAACCCTCCGACGTGCTCTCCGATCTCTGCAGTGATCCGATCCATCAGTGTCGCCCACCCGGGGAGCCGTGCCGCCTCTCTCAGCAACTCCAACTCGCGCTCGCGCGCGGCCTTCTTCTCCGCCTTCGCCTGGCGTCGCTTCGGGCTGAGGTGGTCGCGCAGTGACCCGATCGGTCCCGGCGCTCCTTCGTCGTCGCCAATCCCAAGAAAGCTCATGCTGCCACCTTCGGCCGCGGCTTACAGCACAGGCGCATCTGCGCGGGCGGGAGATTGCACCATCCCCCGTCTCTGCGACAGCCCGGCGCCGACCCCGCCAGGCGGGTGACATCCAGGTCGGCGCACGCCGCGGCGATCCCGGTCGGTGCGGCCGCGGGCTGTGGCGCTCGCGCCGCTAGCGTACCCTGTGACTTCCTCGCCCTTCTCACCGCGCTCCTCCTGCCATCCGCGCCATCCGCGCCAACAGCGCCGCCTCCGGCCCGCCGTCCCCCGTCAGCGGCACGAGGTCCCCCGCCTGCGCCCGTCGTTGCACTTCCTCGTCCGGGAGCACCTGCGTCTGCACCGGCGGCCGCGGTAGACCCCCGCCCTGCCCTGCAATCTCCTGCAGCGCGGCTTGCGGCTTGCGGCGAAACCGCTTCACGTCGGCGAGCCCCGCGAGCCGGGCGATCTCCTCCACCATCTCGCCCAGGTCAAACTCTCGCGAGAGAGTCTGGCTCTTGGCCACGTCCATCGCCAGCTCTTTCCAAAGCGCCGCCCACCGCTCGCGTTGCGCCGGCATGGTGAGATCCGCCGGCGCGATTTCGAGCTCGCCCTGGATCATGTCCGGGGTGATCCGCGCCCGGCCTGCCTGGAGATCTTCCCAGTCCCGCGCCGCGTCCCCGACGATCCGGTAGAATCCCTCGGTGGTCATGTGCTCCTGGAGGTCGGTGACCAGCATCTCCCCCCAGGGTTTCAGGCCCTGCTGCCACATCACTCGACCTCGCATCCCGACCCGCCCCTGGGCCTGCGCCATCAGCATCGAGTTCTCACCCAGGGTTGTCGCGCCAGGCTCATGCTTGCCCTGAAAGATGTCCACCGCCCCAGTCTGGAGCTTGATAAGCTCCCCGAGCTCACCCGTGGCCCCGCTGAAAGGCGTGGTGGTATCCACCCAGCGGAGCTGCTGGATCTTCTCGGACAGCGGGCGGCCGTCCGCCCTGACCGGAATACGGAGGGCGGGTTCGACGTTGTACACGTCCTCCTCGTCCACCGCCGAGGCATCGTAAGCGAGGGCGTTGTAAAGGCCTGCGCGGAGGTTCGCGGCCCGCGCGTTGAAATACCAGTCCGCCGCCTTCTGGAGCGCCCAACACATCGCCGGGTCTCCAGGGTTGTACTGGCGGTGCGCGTCGAAGTTGGTATCCATCACGGCGATGGGGAATAGCCTGCCGGGATAGGGTTTGCAGCCGATGATGGTCGAGCCGTTGGCAACGACCACCTGCCAAATCTCCGGGTGGCTCGAATCCCCCAGGGGGAAGTTCCCCGCCTTGGTGCGGGCCGGGATCAGCCACAGGTAGACGACGCTGAGGGTGACGTAGCCCTGGTCGTCCGCGTCCACAAAGTCGGAGCTGAACTCGTACTCACGGGGCGAACTGGTGCGCCGCTCGGATATCGAAGTAGTCTGGCGAGGGGGCATGTGGTGCAGGTTGAAGTATTCCTGGTTCTCCTGCTGAGAGACCAGCTTGGTCCAGGACACCCAGTCCTGGAAGGCCACGAACTCGCCCTTCTGTGGATCCACAGAGGAAACCCTGGGATCCGGCAGATAGAGGTACGGATCGAGCGCGCTGTTGACAGGCCCCTCTCGGCGCACCCGCCACACACGCTTGTCGAACTGCGTCTCCCCGGTGGGCCGTCCCAGGAAGTCCAGCAACGGCTGCCGGTAGTGCTCCACTACCTCCTGGTGCTCGGTCTTCCAAAGGGGGTGCATCTGGCCCTGACCGAACCACGCCGCATCGGTGATCCACTGCCAGAGCTTCGGCTCCATGCCATCGAGCATCAGCTTCTTGTCCAGGACCGCTTCCGCGGCCTGGGCTGCTTTGTCATGGGCCGGATTTGAGGCTTGCAGCGGAATGAGATGATCTCGCCCGGTGAACGTCCCAAACCAGTAGCATATCTGCGACTGAATCGCGGGCCCGGTGAAGGGGACGACCACCTTGCGGGCGTGCAGGTTGGTGAGTTGCCCCTCGTCGTTTACCTCCGCCGGGTCAGCGTAGCTGAGGCGGAGCGCCTCGATCTGACTGAAATGCGCGTGTCGCGTGCTGACATGCCGCTTGGCCAGGTCCACGCACGCCCTCACCCTGGTGAGCAGGAGATCGTGGAGCGCCTGGCCCGGGCGCATCCCCTTCTGGTCGGGCGTCAGTTGTCGTTGCGACACAGCAGGCATGGCCCTTCCCTTATTTGCCCTTCTGCTTCTCGATCGTGTCCAACCGCGTCTCGATCCGGGTGAACCGCGTGCTCTGCGCCTCCTGTGCCTGCTTGAGCACCTGGTTCACCTGCGTCACGAGCTGCTGATTCCCGGCGATCTGCGCCACCGCCCCGGGGATCGTCATGTGAACCATCAGGGTCGCGAAACCGAACCCTAACAGCAACGCCGCCAGCAACATCAGTACCACCCATCCGTTCACTTGCGCTTGCACCGTCTGCACCTCCGTGGTGTAGTGATAGCCTGCGGGTGGGGGCTGGCTGTGGGTTTGACTGTATGCGCCCCCACCCGTAGGCGGTTCTCCTACTCGTCGTCCGTCGAGAGCATTATCCAATAGCGCGTGTTGTTGATCGCGATTTCGACCTTCGCGTCGCAGGTGTCGGCCGCCCCGCCAGTGACCACCATCGTGCCGTCGGAGGTGACCATGTTGGACGGCACGCGGATTGCGATGGCCACCATGTTCGCCACCTGCGAGGCGGCCGTCGGAGCAGTGCCGCCTACCTCGATCCCTAATGGGGCGATCTCCGTGTAAGCGGTCGTGTCGGTGGCGGCGCCGCCGAGGAACACCTCGGCCATGGCGCCGGAGTAGGTCCCGGGGTTGGTCATTACCCCGTTCGGCAACACGATGTTGCCGCGCGAGCCAGCCGTCAGGCCAGTGTTGGAAGCGCCCGTTGACGCCAGTTCCACAGTCCACGCGCCGCCCGTGACGGCATTCCCACCCGCCGCGTCGCCCACGAGATAGGCCCGGCCGCGCATCGCGTCGCCGGAGGGCGCGGCGCTCGACGAGCTCACGCCGTAGTCCATGTTAAAGTAGAACCCGGTCTGGGAATGGGCCGCCGTCACGTTGGTCGAGGAGAGGTAGTACGAGAACGCCTTCACACCGTCCCCGCCCGCCCCAATGGATTGCCGCGTGCCAGAGGTCCCGGCGCCTCCTAGCAGTCCAACGCCGGGCACTGCAGTTTGCCCGGCCACGCACCACGTTGTCGGATCGACGAAGATGATCCCTGGCGTGCCGTCGCTCACTGAGTTAAGCGTCACGGGTCCGCCATCCGCCTGCGTGATCGTGAAGTACGCTCCCGCGTCGTAGCAGATACCGAGCGCGCCGGGGGTGATGTCCAGTACCTTTGCCGCGGCCACCCCCACGCCCAGGTGGTTCGGACCGAGGCGATACAGCCCACAGTCCTGATCGTCAATCCAGTAGATCGCGGGGCGGGCGGCAGTGCCCCCTATGACGCGAAGCTGGGCCCACACAGGAGATACGTCCTCGCCCAGGTTGGCGGCGCTGGCGACATCGAACCCTCCCGCCCCCACCATACAGATAGCAAGACAGATCAGCAGTACGGCCCTGAGTGCTCTTACGGTATTCATGTCACCCGCGTCCTTTCGTGAACTCGTTGTCCGCCGGCGTCACACCGGCCAGTTCTTCATCATCCTGCCGAGGCGCGTCTGGCCCCGCCGGCTGCCCTTTTTCGCCGCGCCCTTGCCGTCCTTTTCCGCCGCGCCCTTCCGGCGCAGGGGCTTGTCAGTCGCAACCCGCGAGACCGCACCCGCACGGAGGTCGCGGGCGAAGTCCGCCGAGCGCGAGTTGACCTGGCTCAACATCTGCGCCATGTCCTGGAGTTCGTGCTTGTCGGTCTCGTTGACTATCGCCCCCCTGAGGATCTCCCGGCACTGCGCCCGCCAGTCGTTGCCGTCCCCCCCCTTACTCTCGCCCTCCTCCCCAGCCATCATGTCGGGCTGGTGGTCGGCCGCCGACGCATCGCCCTTGAGCAGGTCTCTCGGCCGCCCCATCACACCCCCTCCTTGCCCTTCCGATCGGAGCCGCCGCGGAAGGAGCCACTACGCTTGTCCTTGTACGCGCCCTTGCCAAACCGCTGCTCCCGGCCCGCGGCCTCCTCCACCAGCTTGCGAGGGTCGCCGGTGTGCCCGCCGTGCCCCGGAGGCACGCCCGCGGCCTCGCCGAACCCCTTGCGCGGGTTCGGCCCGGTCGTCTTGTTGTTGCCGAACCCTTTGGCCCGGCCCGTCCGAGAGTCACCCATGTCCGATCTCCTCTATGGATCGAGAATGTGTTACTACTGATCCCAGCTCGCGCGCAGCGGTCGGCGCGCCTTCGCCGCTCCCGCCACCCTCGGCTTGTTGCTGTGCAGCCGCACCCACTCCGAAACCGCCCAGGCCAGCACCCGATCATCGTGGTACCGACTCTTCGCCTGGGGCTTGCCGCGCGCGTCGAACTCGAACACCCGGATCTCGTTGTACACCGCCAGCTCGCGGCAGAGCAGGTCGCCCCGCTCGATGCTCAGGTGCATATCGTCGAGTGCCTGCTTGCGCGTGGTCTCCGTGGAGAGCCACCCCGGTTTGCCGTCCGGGGCGAAGTAGATACACTCCGGCTCGATCTGGTGCAGCCGATAGGCGACCACCTCGCCCATGGTGTTGCGCTCGGGTACGACCACGCCGAGATAGAGCTTCCACAGCAGGCGAAGCCGCGCCGCGAACGCCCAGGGCGCTTCCCGCCCGTGCCAGCTCGCGACCTGCTCGCCGGTGTCCCAATCGCGCACCACCGCGTAGGAGTAGTCGGCTCCGCCCACCTCGCGCTCCGGGTCCGTCTCGGGCTTTTGCTCTATCCCCCGCGCCACGTCCCCAGAGGTCACGTACACCCGGCCCGGCACCGGGTCGGCCCAGATCAGCATCTTGCCGTGATCGTCCAAGACCTCGCGGAGCGGCGGGCGGCAGGCCACCTGCTCCAGGGCCCGGACGGAGAGCAGGTCGAAGAAGGGCCGGCCGGACGCCAGCAGCGATTCCTGCCACGTCTCCGGGTATTCCTGTGCGCGGATCCGCGCGTCTTTTACCGGCCGCTGCTTGAGATCGGGGCGCGTGGTCCACGGCATGAACAGCCCGACGAACCCGAACTGCCGGCCGTCGTTGTCCATCGCGTCAACCAGCACATCCGCGAACGCGTTGCCGTAGCCATTGGCGGTAGAGACCATCGCCACGATCCCCTTGAGGCCCAGCAGCGCCGCCATCGGGTCGCGCTCCAGGTAGGCCGCCTCATCCACGAACGTCATGTACGGGTGGAACGAGCGGATGCGCCCCGGGTTGCCCGACAGCGAGTGGACCTCCGAGCCATTGGCGAACCGCTTCAGCTGCGCTGCATCTCCACCCCGCCGGTAGATCATCCCCAGCGCCGGCGGCAGCCGTTTGACCGTGAAGTCAAAGCGCGACAGCAGGTCCACCGCTTTGGCCTCCACGTCCGAGACGAGCAGCACCTGGCACGGTGCGAACGCCCAGGCTGCATGTGCGATGAACCATGTATTGGTCCAGGACATGCCCACCCCGCGCGTCTTGTCTACGATCACGCGTGTCGGCAGCGGCTCGCCGCTCTCGCCCGGCCGGTGATAGGGAGTACCCAGTGCAAATGGCTCGAGCCGCGCCAGGTGGCGCATGTACCGCCGCTGCACGCCCCACATCTGGGTTTTGAACGTCTCCGGCGGCCGCGCCTCGTAATCCACCCCGTAGCAGAACGCGTCGGCGAACACGGCCGGGTCCGCGAGAGCGGCGGCTACCACCTCGGGGCGGGAGGCCAGCTCCCAGGGGACGGCCGCGCTCACCACGCCAGGAGCACGCGGCATTGTGGCGAGTAACTCTCTCGTGGCGAGAGTGGTCACTGCGCGGCCCCCTCTAACGCAATCATTGCTCCCCTTGGGGGGGTGCGCTCTCCAATCAGTTGCTCCCACCCATACGGAGCCACCCATACAATGCCGCCAGCGCCGTATCCTGGAGTAGCGTAGTAGCGCAGACTCTCCCAGCACTTGAACTCGCGAGGCCCCCAGAGCAGCCACCTGCGACGGAAGTGCGGCCGCAGAACCGTGAAGTACCAGTCATACTCGCGGGAGTCGTAGTGCGTTGCCCCCGCGGCCATCGCCTCGTGGATCGTGGCCTCCGGTATCGTGTACTCACCTCGCCGGATCATCCTGCCCCTCCCGCCGCGGCACGCGCGCGCTGTAGCCGCATCAGCTCGAAGAGCTGCTCCACGGTCATCTCTTTGAGCGCGGGGATGCCGTGATCCGACAGGCTGGTATTGACGTTGTTGCTCTGCTCCACCAACAGCCCGTGCCGCTGCATGAGCAGCTTCAGCGCCTCCAATTTGTCCCAGAGCTTGACTTTGACGTTGGTACCATTGGGGGTGGCCGTCTGCGACGCTTCCGAGAGCGCCGCCGCCGCGTCGTCGGAGACGAGCGACACGTCCGCCACATCACCCTCCGCCACGCCATCGGCGCCGAACCGCTCAGGTCGCTCCGTTGGGCGGATGAACACACCCACATCGCTGATTCGCACCACGTTGCGAATATCCGAGAACGCGATCCGCGCCAGCTCCAGCTCAATCCGGTCAGCCGTCACGTCGAGCTTCTTGGCGTGGCGCGCCTGCAACTTTTCGATCTCCGCCTGAACTTGGGGCCGTTTGAACACGCGCGAGGCCGTCGAGGCGAGCGCGCTGAGGTTGTCCGACTTATAGCCCGCCGCAGCGCACGCGGCGCTCTGGTTCGGTTTTGGCCCTTGCGCCAGCAGCTCGTACACGGCAAGGCGTTCCATCGGAGTGATCGGGCGCTCCTGCGCCGTCTGTTTCGTACGCCCTCCGGTTTTCTTCCGCTTCTCCGCCATGTCGCCCCTGAAAAGCCAAAGCCGCCCCCGGTCTCAGGTTCAGGTTAGCTAGACCCTACCTCAGATCGGAGGCGGCTCGATCGTTGCCGCCGTCGTCCCCTCAGCCTCGGCGAGGGCCGGGGGCCAGCTTGACTACCGCCCTACAGTTACCACGCGTGGGGGGGGGGCGTCAACGGGTTTGGCGTGATGGTTAACAGCGCTCAAAGAAATATGCGCAGGGGTATTGACAGCATCGCATGGCTATGCTAGTATTTGCAGGTCGGTGCAGGATAATGCTAGACGGCGCAGGAGGAATGAGGCAGATGTCGATGGTACGGGTCATCGCAACCCAAGTGCACGCAGCGGAATTACAGCCAGGAGACGCGTTCTCCACGGCAGGCCCGGAGTACTGGGATCACGCCGCAGGTGGGAAGGGCGCGGTCGGGGAGCGGGTATTCTTGCGCACCAACGACCCCACCCCTCCCAGGCGGGCGAGACGATCTATCGCATCACCGTCGAGGACTGCCAGCCATGAGCAACACCGAGCTGCTCGACCGCCTCGCCAGCGAGGCCCAGGCGTCCCTGCACACCGCGCCCTCGGCCGTGCGCTGCGTGGAGTGCTGGAACGAGATCGCCCCGGCCGCCCCAGCCCACATCTGCGCTGCGTGTGGCGAGTACGTGGACCCCGGCTGCGCTATCCTGGATCTGGATACCGGCGAGGTGCTGTGCGATCATCATGGCCGGAGACGCAGGCTCTACCTCTCCGGGGTGGCCGGCGGAAAGTGAGGTGAGGCTAGATGGCTGAGGTGTACAGGCGCGTCGAAGACGGCATAGAGATATCCTACGAGATCATTGACGGCAAGGGCGGAAAGCGTCTGCGGATATGGGCGGAGAAAGACGGGAAGCGGTGTGCGGCACGGTGCACCGCCACGCTTGCAGCGTCAGTGATACTTTTTGACCGCACCAATCTGCAAGGCCCTAGGGGTAGTGCTAGTAGCTGGCAGCGGTACGAAACGGAGCCGTGGGGAATTGACCTTCCCGTGAGTGAGGCGTCCAGATGAACACCGCCCACGCCAGCCTGTTCCCGGACCTCGCGCCAGCCACCTCGAGGCCGCGCGCGATCCCCCGACGCGTCGCCTCGTGCTGCTGCTGTGGAGAGTCGGCAGAGGCCTCTGTCCGGTTCACGACCGACCCCAGGCGGCCGGCAGTAATGCTGTCGCCGCCGATCCGGGCCGAGGTGTGTAGCCGGTGTCTCACCACACAGCCGCTCGGCGCAATCTACCGCCGTCACGTCGCCAGCAAGGACTCGCAGGCGCACCGTGGAAAGAGTCGCTGAGTTTCCCACGAAGGTATCCCCACGAGGGAAAGGAGCCGTCAAGATGCGCAAGTGGAGGGATGTTGCCGTGATGGTGCTGACAGAGAGGGGGGAGTGATGCAAGCGTGGCGGCCCTGGGTGGCGGTATTCGTTTCCACAAGTGACCTCGGTGGCGCTGGCGGCGACCCCGTCCTCGCCCTGCCTGCGGCGTTTCAAATAGCAGCGAGCGCGGGTTGGCCGCATTTCACGACCGCCGCGCGTGTGGATGGCGTCGAAGGAACTTGGTTTTTCAGCCGGTGGCCCGCCGCCGAAGGAGGTGCTTGATGAAGTACCTGGGTATCGCGATGATCCTGCTTGCCCTGGTGGCGAGCAACGTGACCAGCTACAACTCAGGGAGAGCGGCGGCTTATCGCGAAAACAACGCGTATCTCAACCTCATGCTCACCAGACTAAGGCAGAGCGCGGACCTGGCAAAGCAGATCGAAGCGCGACTCACAGCCTCGTCCCCGATGCGGCAGGCGAGGCAGTGCACCCTGAGCGCCTCGCTCGATCTGGTGGAGTGTCCGAGGCACACGGGCTGCTTGTCGGGCAACGCGATCTACTTCCTCGGCCCCGCAGGAGGCGTGACGCCCTACCGCACGTACTACGTGGCGGTTGTCATGGGCAGCGGGACGTTCACAATCTCCGAGCAGCCGGGCGGAGCGGCCTGCGATCTGCGTAGGCCGGACGGGGCGAACCTGTTCGCCCGCACGAAAGGAGCCGCCCGTTGAGTACATCGCACGACCGCCGCAAGCCGCCCCCTCAACCCGCCCGCCGGTCCCGGCAGATCTCGTTTGCCGTCAGGCCCTGGCAAGAGCAAGCGCTCGCCGCCGAGGCGGAGAAACAGGGGATGAGCATCGGGGCGCTGGCCAGGAGCTTCGTTGTGCAGGAGCTACACCGCCGCGGGTATGGCCCGCGGAACACCACACAGGAGGAAAACCGATGAAACAAGCAACCGATTTACTCAAGGACTCGGAGTGGGGCCAGGCGGCAGCGGACCTGCTGCAGCACGCGATGGAGCGCCACGAAGTAACGCCCGACACCGAGGTGCACGCGGTGGCCGGGCGCGATTATGGCTACGTGCAGGAGTGGGAGCTCACCTTCGACATTGCCCTGATCGTGTACGGCGACGGCGGCGAGTCTCACTGCGCGCTCGACAAGATCGCGCCCACCGAGGAGGCCCTATACGAGTGGCTGATCCACGACGGCCTCGAGGGGATTGACGCGCTGGTGGAGTTTGCCAACGTCCGCGGTCTCGGCAAAATCACCGAGGCAACCGCGGAGGAGGCGGACCGGGACTACTGCGTGTTGATCGAGCGCGACTACAATGGGCCGACCAGCGAGACGCGCGCTGCTGAGGATGACCAGGGCCACATTTTGACTTTGCCGACCCTCGCGGCGGCGCAGGCGTGGATAGATGAGGCCGACGCCGGGACCTACTGCCTCGCTCACAACGAGTCCGGCCGCCCGACTTACAAGATCGTTGCGGTCTAAGCCGCACCCACAGGAGGAACGATGATGAAGCGGGACCGGATACTATACAAGCGGTATACCTCTGGCGCGACCCCCATCTTCTGCGTCAGCGGCTTTGCTGGCTGGCTCCGCCGCGAAGATAACCACCGGCTGGAAGCCGCCAGCGACGTGGCGGGCTTCGTCTGCCGCCTCGGGCTGAACACCGACTCCCCGACGGACGGACCTCTACAGCGCAAGATCTCCCCCGCGCGCCTCGGAGGCGCCACCCTGACCGTCATCTACGAGTTTCTCCACGGCCAGCCAAGCGGCGACCCGGCGTACACCATCTGCGACGACGATCACATCTCCCGTTTGGTCGCCGCCTACGAGTCAGACCCGCGCTGGCGCCGCCTTTGGTAGCCCGCCCCACCCCACCCCCACCAAACAGCGCGACGCCCCGGGCCGCCTAGGCGGACCGGGGCGTCTGCGTCGCAAGAGGGACCGCGATGCTTGTGGGTTCTGCGCTCAGGCGGGTGCGCCTGCCCTGGCACGCAACTCCGTCAGCCGCGCCTCCAGGCGCTCCGGGGTCCAGCTGTATCGCTTCGCGTTTAGGCACGTGGTCTCGATCCGCCGCTTCAGCCGCTGCTCAGGGCTCAGGTTCCTCTTCCCGGTGCGACCGCCCTCAGAGCCCTGGCTGCGCTTGTTGGCCACTCCCGCCCGCTGCCGCTCGCGCTTGCGATCCTCGTCTCCCGGATCCACGCAGTATGCCACCTTCCGGCCCACGTGGATACCGAGCGCCGCCAGGTCTACCGACTTCTCCTGCTGCAACGTCGAGATCGCCTCAACCACCGCACCCAGCTGCCTCTCCGCCTCTTCCTGCCGCGATTCGAGTTCTTCTCGCAATGCCTCCAGCAACGGCAGCACTCGCTCTCGCTGGCGCTCGATCTCCCCCATCTCGCGGTCCCGCGCGCGCGCCATCTCCTGCGCCGACTTCGCCAGGTCGCGGAGCTGCTCGGCCGACATCGCCGTCAAATCCACGATCGCCCCGCTCGGCGCGACGCCTGGCGCGGCCGCCACCGGCCGAGGCTCCGGGTCTGCCGTGCCCAGGTCACCCCGCAGGAGCTTCGCCGTGATCTTCTTCGCCGCGCTCTCCACCGCGTCCCGCGTCGTCCGATCCATCCCGTCCAGCGACAGCCTCCCCTGCCGGTAGGCCAGAGCTTTCCGGGGGATGCACTCCCCGCCCAGGTCACACCCGGCCGTCACCGTCGCCCCAGAGATGAGGCACTGCGGCTCCGTCTCGCCGAAGATCGGCTTGCCCTCGTACTTACATTTCAGCACCGCCCGTTTCTCCTCATTTACCTGCGTTCACTGCTGAGATTCCTCGGATAGACACGCCCGCTTCGCTCTCCCTGAGTCCATCTCGGCTTTTCGGGAAGTGGCTTGGCGAAGTTTCGTCTGCCTTATACATCCCCCCTCTGCGCCACCCGCAGCGCGGCCGTCACCGCCCGCGAGTCCGCCGTCGCCATCGGGTACAGCATCAGCGCCCCCTTGCTCGGTATCGCCTGCTCGAATCGCCACGCGCACGCAAACCGCCACCAGCACTTTCCCGGCTCCCAGTACTCCGGCGGGCACAGATGCTCCGCGCGCAGCCGGTCGAACTCCTCCGCGTCAGTGAACGTCCCCGCCTCCGCCAGCAGGCCTACGCCCACGATCGCGCCTACCCGTCCGCCGATCATCCCTGCCCCGAAGCCCGCCGCCGACCACGCCTCCGGATGGGCCTCGAGCATCACCTTCTTGCCGGCGTGGATCGCCACGTACAGCGGGTACTTGGTGTTGACCACGGCGGGTTTCCAAGTGCGCGTCTCGAGACGCTTGCCCTCGCGTACCAGGGCCTCTGCCCACGGCTGCTGCACCGAGACCGCGAGCTCCACCGGCAGCCGGGCCTCGTCCCGCAGCGGGACCCACGGCGCCTCGGGGTGGCGGTAGAAGTAGAGCAGGGTCCGGGTGTTGCACATGCGCACCCCGGCCGCCAGCGCGCGGCGGAGAGCGCGGGGTGTGGTCAGGTCGTAGTGGGGAATGGCATGATGGGGGCCGCTATCCGCCGGATCCACGTCACACTGATACCACTCGCGCTTGAGCTCGAGGCGGTCAGCCATCCCGTGCAGCTTGTCCGGGTCCGCGCAGACCAGGTGCACGCCGTCCGTCATCACCGGATACGACTCCGGGACGACGGCCGCGGCCACCTCGTCTGCGTCGGAGACACGGTCGGTTAGGGACAGGTCCGGCGCCGGCGGCAGCGCCTCCCCTCTCCCGTCGAAGTCGAACGGCGTGCTCGTAGGAACAGCGGCGCGGCGTCTCATTCTGCAGGACCCAACGGCACGAGCACCATGTAATCATCCACCTCATCCAGCCCGCGACCCTCTGGGTGCGGATCATGGCACAGTCGGCCGTCCCGGTATACGACCGAGTGCCTCAGCCCTCGCGCCGCCAACCCGTTCGCTATGTAGTAACCCTGCAACGGAGACATGTCATCCGCAAACCCGGCAGGGAGCCTCACCAGATAGACGCCGTGTTGCGCAGTCAACCATACGTTCCACTGCGTAAACCAACCCGATTGCTTCGGGTTCGGAAGCCCCTCAATCGGCACTTCGAGCAGCGACGCTATACATGCCGCCAAGCAATTTCCATCCGGACTGCCTAGCATGGTCTGGTACACGGGCCGCATCACACCCCACCCTTCTTCGCGCGCTTGCCCTTCACGGCCGCCTTCTTCTCCGCCTTAGCCTTCGGTTGCTTCGGCGGCTTCTTCGCGTCCGCCTCGGCCTTCACCTCGGCCGCGATGGCCGCCACGTCCACGCCGCACTCGCCCGCCAGCTCCACGAACCGCTTCGGCTCGCCCCATCGCACATCCCCGCGGATGTTGATGAGCACCACCTCCGCCAGGAACGCCCGCAGGTCAGCCAGTTCGCCGCGCAGGACCTCCAGGTGCTTTGCCAGCGCGCCGTCATAGTCACGCTGGTTGGAGCGCGCCGACTTCGGCGCGTCCAGCCCCAGGAGCTTACACAACTCCCTCTTCCGGTCGCTCTCGGTACGCCGCAGTATCCCCTCGCCCAAGACGCCCAGGTACTCCGGCTCGCCCGCGTTGCACAGCGCCTCCACCGCCTGCTTCCGTGCGCGCAGGAACACCTCGTCGCGCTGCCGCGACTTCTCCCGCTCCGCCGCGGCCCGCACCTTCTCCTCCGGCGAGCGGACAGCCGCGCCGCTGCCGCTGCTGCTGCTGCCACCGTGCGTCTTGCACTTCGGGTCGGGGCACACCGTCAGCACCGACCCCTTCCCCGCGCCGTGGACCACCAGCGCCGACCGCGCGGAGTCGCACCGCTTGTCCTTCGGGGCGACCTTGCGGTATTCGCCGAGGACCAGCACACCATCCAGCCCTTTTCGGTCCTGCGGGTGGACGTAACTCTCCCCCGACACCAGCAGCGGCGGCCTGCCCTCCCGCTCCTCGATTTCCCCTCGCCTGATCTCCATCGCGGCCGCGCTCTTCTTCCCGAAGCAGATCGGGTCCAGACACCGATCGCCCTTCTTCACCTCCGGGAACAGCACCGGGCTCGCCCCCGTCCGCTTGGGGCACGCGACGCACGCCCCGGCCGCTTCGTACAGGTCGGGGTTCTTCGCCGAGAACGGCGCGCCGGAGAGGTGCATCAGCACGTGATCTTCAATCCACCGCTGGAGCTGCCCCACCTGCGGTATCTCCCCGCGGTAAGTGATGCTCCCCAGATACTTCATCCCCGCCTCTTGCTGCGCCGGGATCAGCCGGCACAGCGCCTGCGCGTGACCCAGACGAATCTTGTCCGCCTCCAACGCCTTCGCCGCCGCGGGGATGAGATTGGACAGCGCGATTCTCAGGCGCACGAACTCCTCGGGTTTGCCCACGCGCCGGCAGATCTCCGCCACGTCCCACCCCGGCCGGGTGAGCAGCGCCGCGAAGCCCACCGCCTCATCGAGCGGTTCCACGTCGCGCCGCTGCAGATTCTCAATGATCGCCGCCTCCGCCGCCTGGTCGTCAGTGAGTTCCATGACGCGGACCGGGACCGTCCCCAGCCCTGCCTCTTTCGCCGCCCGGAAGCGCCGGCTGCCAGCTACGATCTCGTAGGTCCGGCCGTGCTTGCCGGGAACGGTGCGCACCAGCAGCGGCGTCAGCAGACCCGACGCCCGCACCGATTTCACCAGTTCCGCCATCCCCGCCGGATCGTAATGCGTGCGGGGGTTCAACGGCGACTCCACCAACTGCCCGAGTTCCACGTCCAGCGCCAGCACGGGGCCGCGCGGCATGGTTTCCACCGCGCCGTTGCCGCCCGCGCCCTGCGCCGTCTCCGTCTCGTTGGCCTTCACTGCTCGCTTTCGCGCCATCTGTCATCGCCTCCTGCGATTGGATTGTTACTTCTCCAGCATGCCTTGCAGCACGCACTTCTCGTCTTCCGTCAACCACTCGCTCACCTCAATGCACGACACCGCGTCATCGTAGACCTTGCGCAGCGCGCCCCCTCCGTCTCTGGCCATACGCAGCCCTTCTACTACCCGTAGCCACCCAGGAAAGTTCCAGTGAGACGGGTGCGCGGTTGCGGATGCGTCTCGTTTCCTCCCCTCCGCCAATCCCTTTGAAATTTGCATGGCCATCAGCTCGCCGCTCCCCCCGCGTCTTCGAGCAGCCCGCCCATTGGCCGCCATTTCACCAGGCACCGCACCTTCACCAGCACTCCCCCGATGGGATCGTCCTGCACCTCGGCTGTGACTATGCCGGTGCATTGCGTTTCTGCCGTCGCCCGTTCCCGCTGGCCAAGCGCCTCCGCTCCCGCGTGGATAGCCTCCAGCCCTCCCGCCGCAGTCTCGGAGGCCCCACTCGCCGAGAACGCTCTCCCCAGTAGGTACACCGAGTAAACTACCCCTGGCATGGGTAGGGTTACATCGCTAGCCACCTCGACATTGAGATAGCACTCCCCCCGCCCTACCTTGCCAGGGCCCGGCAAGTCCCAGGACCACTCGACTTCGTGCACCCCCTGCCCACCGCCGCGCGCGATTAGCTCGCTCGCGATCTCAATGCGAAGTAAGTTCCGCGTGGGTAGGATGTGCCGCGATACGATCACCTCAGGCATAGTTCACCAGCTCCTTTCCGCCGCCGCCAGCCTCTCCCGCATCTGGGCCTCTCGCCGGCAGATGCGGGAGATCGAACTTCGCAGTACCCCGGCCGCGTCGCGCACCTCTTTCCCCGCCCGACCCGCCCCCAGGTCAGCCAACGCCACACAGCTAAGCGTCATCTCCCGCCAGGCCAACGTCGCCTCCATCTCACCCACCGGCTTCACCGGCACGAATATCGCGTCCGTCGCTTGCTCGATGGCGTTCCGGAACCAGCCCACTAGGTCTTTTTGGCTTCGCACCACGGCCACGCTTACATAGTGGCGCAGGTCGCGCGATCCCCGCGACGACGAGACAAAGTGCGTCTCCCGTGTCCAGTAATCCGGAGGCCGAATCGCCAACAGCGCCTGTAGCTCCAGCGCCCAACGCTTGTCCTGAACCGCGAGCCTGTCAAAGAACGCGTCCACGTCATCCCACTCCATCGGGACCTTTCGCGGGTTGCCGTGGCGGTCCTTGACGAGCTTTTTCTCCGGTGGGTCGTGCGCCCACCTTGTCCAGCGAAAACCTCCCAGAATCAGCGCCGCGCCGGAGCGCAGGTTGACCTCCGCGAGCAGCGCGGCGCCGTCGTGTCCGGGGTCCAGAGCGAGCACAATCGCAGAACCGTCAGGCATCAACCCTCCCCTTCAACCCGCGCTGCATAGCAGCGGCGCAAGCGTTTATTTCTGCGTCGTTCCAACCCAAGGCATGCAGCGTTTCCCGCGTCTCCTCGCGCACCTCGATCTCACTTATCCCCAGGTGTCCGACACAGCCCGTGCAGACGCAGTCGTCGTGCAGGACGGCTGCGTCTACCCACACCTCCACGCCGCAGATAGAGCACTTCTCCCGGTTGCATTGAACCGGCGGGGTAGCCATCTGCGCCGTCGGGACGCAGAGCATGGTCACGCTATCGTCAAGCATCGATCCGCCCCTTTCCGAGTGCCTTGTCGAGCACCCCGCCGAGGCTCGTCATTTCCCCACCCTGGGCGTTAGACTTCACCGCCAGGCGACGCAGGTCTGCCGCCAGCTCGGGCTTGCCCAGGCGCTCCGCTTCCGCTGCGGCGTGCTCTGCGCTCGCGTCGCCTGGCGGGGCCGTGGGCCGTTTCCCTCCGGTCCCTCCAGGGCGAGCTTTATGCGAGACTCCGGCCGTGGCTGTGCCGTTTCCGGGGGCCTCGCGCGCGGGAGGTTTTTCCTCCTCCGTAACGGCCAACGGCCTGAGTGATAAATCACTCCCCGGAGGAACGGCCACGGCCGGATCTGGCCTCTTGCTTCTTACATCTTTCTTCTGCTGGCGCGTGGGTGGTCTATTGATGGGCTGTTCCGGGTCCTGCTCGTGGTCTATATCTGGTCTATTGATGGGCTGTTCCGGGTCCGCATCCTGGCGCTGGCGCGACCGCCAATCGGGGATTGAGTAGACGCCATTAGAGAGCCCGAACAGACCAGCTTCGCAGAGCACCGCGAGGGCAGACTCCACGCGCACGCGCGCCTCATCGCACTCGCTCGCAAAGTGGCGCGCCCCCACGGGGGTGCCATTCTCCAGGCGCAGTTCCCCGCGACGGCGCGCGTCGTAGGGCGCCTCCTCGTTTACGATCACCATCCCCACGATCCAACACCGGAAGGCGAGGTGCGTGGTAAGCGCCGCGTCCTTGGACTCCGCCGGGTCAGGCAGCAGCCCGCGGACGCGCCGACGCACATCGTCATTCCACAGCTTCAGCCACGGATACCGCTCCCTCGCCACGCGTCGCCCCTATTGTGATTAGTCTGCCAACCCCTAACCCGTCTGCCCCGACTCCCCCGCCAACTCCCGCAGCTTCTCGATCACCTCCGCGACCTCGGCCTCCCGCATGTGCCCCGCGACCTCGGCCTCCCGCATGTGCCCGATGTGCCCTGACTCGCTATTCACCTCCAGCCACCGGTACATCGTGTCTCGGCCGGCCCCGTCCGGCGTCTCCCACTCCCCCCATACCAACCCCGCCAGGCGGTGCGCCTCCGAGCGCAGCCGCCGTAGGGCCGGGTCCGCCGGCGTGGAGAGCAGCGCCCCGTTCGGGTGCTCGCTTGCAATCGCGTTACAGTCCGGCCAGCTCGCACACCCCCACCAGTACGTGCCGGGCGTATACCGACTCGGATGGCGCACCATCCTCCCGCCGCAGTAGGGGCAGACGGGCGTATCGTCAACCGCCCGCGGCGGCCGCTGCTCTACTGTCATCGGTTCCCTCGCCTCCTCGTTGGCCGAACAACTCCTCGCAACCCTCGACCAGCTTCCGGCGTGCCGAACGCCCCAAATGGTAAGGGGTCTCTCCCTCCCCGTAACACTGACGCGCCCTCGCCTTCACCTCCACCTTGCCCGTCTGGGCGGTTGACGCCGTCGCCGTCGCCGCTTGGTATGGGTGACTCCCGTTTCGCGAGCAATAGGGCCCGGTCAGCCCCAGCGCCTTCAGTCGCCTGCGCGCCTCTTTGTCCGTCATCCGCGCCTCCTCAAATCACTTGTAAGTCAACAACCCGCTTGATTACCCCACCCTCCCGCCCGTCCTGTCGTACGCAAGCCACCTTGCCGCTCGCCGTCACTCCCTGAACCTCGCCGGTGCGCCAGGCCGCGGCGCGGGAGGTGTCACTCTCGATTCGGAAGTGCTTGTTATGCCAGCGCACTCTGTCGCCGCGCTTCACTCTCCTCACCTCCTTGCAGTGAACTGCTCAGCGGGCGGCCGGTTAGCCTATGCGGGGGAGCGTAAGGTCTTGGCCCGTCTCGGCCTCCCCGGCCGCCTCTCAGCAGTCCGCCTACGCGCCGCTATGCGTTCGTCGGGCACTCCAGCACAAGCGCCTCCGCCGAGTCGTAGCCCTCGGTGAACGTGTCGGCGAGTTCGTGAGACTCTGCTTCCGTGAGTGGCCCAAAAACTCTCGGCCTCCCCCCATTCTCGGGTTTAGCAACCACAGCGTGCAGCCGTTCGTCCATTGCCTCTCTCCCTTCCGCTGGTCGCGGTCCGTCTCACTTCAGCCGGGGCGGGTCAGCACTCAAGGACAAGTTGCAGATGCCGACCCGCCCCGAATCAGCACTCACTCGCCGCAGATGCCTTCTCGTCGAGCTTCATCTGCAGCCAGTTCGCATACCGCTGTAGATCGCCGTCGTTCAGCTTGTGCAACTGGAACGGCTTCACCATCGCTGGCTTCGGGTCGGACTCGCGGTGGAACTCCAGCAGCGCCCCCGGCTCGAACTTGTTCAGGGCGTCCTTGCCGATCGCGTGCTTACAGAACGCGACCAGGCCCTCCCGCTCGTCCCTGCTCATCTCCGCCGGGTCGCCGTCCACGTCGTCAACATCCAGCGCCTCAGCGCCCGCAGGAGCCTCGCTCGCCGGGGTGTCCGCTGTCTCCGGTCGTTGGGACTCCTCAGCGCCAGACTCGGGCGCAGCAGCGCCCTGGGCGGGGGCCTCCGGCGGGGCCGCCGTCCCCGGCGCGGGAGTTGGCGGCTTCCACTCCGCCAACCCGCCCAGGCCGTGCGCTTTGTAAAGCTCCTGCATGTCCACCAGCACCGCCGCATATTCGATCTGGGGTATATCCTGCAGGCGACGCACGCCGAACCGCAACTGAGTCCACGCCGTGGTGTGCTCGTTCCACGCGAGCTTGCCATCGCCGAGCTTTAACGGTTTGCGGTCAGTCCCGTGCTTCACAAACAACTTCACGCGCAAGTCGCTGATTTTCTGCAGGTCGGGGTGAACCTTCCCTCCCGCGGCCGCCCCCGTTCCGTTGCCGCCGGCATCCGGCTCTTTGAGGTCTCGCGGCGGCCTTTCCTTGCACCAGGCGCCATCCGCGAGCTTCTTCGGGCAGGCCCACCAGCTGGTGACTTCGCCGGTGCTCTCATCCGTCGTGCTACGCTTCACGAAGGGGACGTTGTGGACCGGGCACAGGCCCTTCGGGGCGCCCTGAGCCGGCGGCGCGGCCGCGGGAGCGGGTGAAGAGGAGCCGTTGCCGTTCGCCCGGGCGAATTCCTGGGGCGCGGCGTCATCCCCGGTGGGAGCAGGTTCGTCCGCCTCTGCCGCGCTCCGCCCGGTCGGCTTCTCCTTGCACCACTTGCCGTCAGCCCCCTTGGTCGGGCAGTACGGCCCGTAGTCCCCCTCTATGAAGGGCCTATTGTGAGCCGGGCAGATGCCGAGCGGAGCCTCGCGGTCAGCGCCCGCCGTATCCTCCACGTCCTGGGTATAGCTCTCGCTGGCCGGCGTGAACATCAGTGCCGCCGCGACCCAGGCCCGCTTGTCCGCCATCTTCGCGATGGTATTCTTTTGGTCGGCTATTCGTTGACTCGGGGCGACGAAGCGCACCGGCCCGCTGCACTGCGGGCAGGACTCGCCCGTCGGCTTCTCCTCAGAGCGCCACTTGCAGCTCTTGCGCTTCTCCCCACGGCAGCGCCAGGAGGCGACGCGCGCGTTACGATACTTCGCCTCCTCGGAGTTGCAGTTCGCGTGCACCGTGCCAAGCACCGCCCCGGTCGGAACGTACCGACCACGGCCGACGTCATCATAGTCGAGCACCTCGCCCAGCACATCCGTGCGGCTGCTGGGCAGAATCTCCACGTCTACCACCAGTCCGTAGTAGCGCAAGGCCTTCTGCGCGCCCGGCTTGAGCAGCGTCGGCTTCGTCCCTGTGCCCGGGATGACACCGTAATCCACGTTGGGTCGCAGGGCGACATCCATATACTGGCGGAACGCGGCGAGTTCGGCTTGCGCCCCATCCGCGCTCAAAACCGGGACCATCGCGACAGTGTTGCCCTGCTCGTCGAGCAGTTCGCCCCGCAGAACATGCCCCTGTGCCTCCGCGCTCATCCCTCTCCCCCTTCCTCGCCCTCGCCGGGGCGGAACGGGCAGCCGCACGTCGCGGCCTCGTGGGAGCTGATGTCCACGTCCGGCCAGGGGCAGGGCACGCCGGCGAACGCACGCGCCTGCACCGCGTTGGAGGCGAGGTTGCGCGCCGAGGGAGAATCATCCCGGAACACCGCCGGGTCGGGGCCAAAGAGTGTACGCATCACACACTCACCTTCCCCGACCGCCTCGCCTCGCGCTGGGAGTACACGCGCACGCCTGGGATGTCAGTCTCCCCCTTCAGTGCCCTAACCACGCCCCCGATGGCCGACTCGTTGACCGTTAGGTACTTGCGGGGGATTAGGGTCGCGTCAACGATCTCGAACTTCCAAACCTCCACCATCACGCCCGCCCCCGCCACCTTCGGCGGGGCGGACACAACAGGACAGGAGACGGGAGCTACCTCCACCGGCATGTCCAGCACCTTTGCGGCGAGATCGGAATCGCCCATCTCCTCTACGCCGATCGCCGCCTTGAGCCGGCCATCCTCCGCCTGCCGTCGCGCCTCGGCCTCCAGCCGCCGCTGCTCGATTCGCGCCTCTTCCGCGGCCACCGCCTGCCGTCGCCGCTTCTCCGCATCCCGGTCGTTGATCTTCTGCCGGACGACCTGATCCGGCCCTGTCAGCCTTGCCAGCCATGCAGACTCCTGATCGCAGAGATCCTGCCAGGGCTTGCGCGCCGCCGCCTTCGGCTCCTTGAACGTCCCCTTGATGGCCTTTTCCAGCGTCCCGATGCTGGTGATGATCGCCCAGGCGTCCGCCTCAGACTCCGGGCTGTCAATCACCAACGCGGCCGCGCCCGCGGCGAGGCGTCCCTGCTCCAACTCGATTTTCGCTACCTTCTCCGGGGGTAGTGCCAGGGCGACGGCCGCCCCGCCGCCCTCCTCCTGCTCCTGCACCTCTGTCATCGTCGTCTCCTCCTGCGTTTGGTTCGCGGCGCTACGCCAGCGCCGTTCGACTCATCCGCGGCTGCACGAAGATCAGCAAGCCCAACACGCGCAGCACCCTCAACAGTTCACGCCACGCCTTGCGCGCCCGGTCGGGTTCGTCCAACGCCGCCTGCCGCAAGGCCACCATCGCCATTACTCCGTCGTCCAGCACTCTC